TGCAGTACATATCGCAGACACACCCGCAATGAAGCAACTACTTGATGCGTCTCCCCCCATAGATGTGGTGGTGCACTATGCAGCATCATGCGTGGTGAAAGAAAGTATGCGCCAGCCTGAAAAATATTTTGAAAATAATGCGCACGCTTCTTTGCGGTTGCTCGAGCTTATGCGAGTGCGCGGCATACGCAACATCGTCTTTTCTTCAACCTGTGCGGTGTATGGAGCGGTGCATTATCATCCCATTGACGAACATCACCCCATCTCCCCCACCAATCCATATGGCGATTCAAAACGAATGGTCGAACAAATGATTCAATGGTACACCCGGGTACATGGTTTGAGTGCTTTTGTGATGCGCTATTTCAATGTGTATGGCACATCTGATGATCAAAAGCTTGGATATGCGAAAAAGCCGTGCACGCATCTGGTTGATGCAGCGGTGCAGGGAGCTTTGGGGCTTCATGAGTTTCGATTGACATGTGGCAGCAGTTTCGATACGCCGGATGGCACACCCATTCGCGATTATTTGCATGTGGTTGATTTAAATGAGGCGCATGTGTTGGCGGTCAAGGCACTGCTTAAGAGTAATAAGCCGCAGTATGAAGTCATTAATCTTGGCACAGGTTCTGGTAATACGGTGCTTGAGATGGTCGAGCTGGTTGAGGCAGAAACGGGCACAAAGTTACCCCGTGATGTGGGAGAGGTGCGCGAAGGCGAGGATGCTGTGCTTGTTGCCGACAACAAGAAGGCTTATCAACTGCTCGGCTGGAAACCTAAACGAACCATTCGAGCGTCCATACCTGCCATGATAGAGTGGTATAAAAACCACCCGCACGGCTGGGAATAAAATGCTCATATGACTGGACTTTTCCTAACTCCCAAACAATTTACGGCAAGTTTTGCTCACGTTCCACGCGTTGCATTGGTTCTACTGATAGTCAATAGACAGAATCAATTTTTGCTTACCAAGCGAGCTATTGAGCCTGGCTCTGGCATGTGGCATCTGCCGGGGAGTTTTCTTTTGAAAGATGAGCAGATTGCACAGTGTCTGGAGCGTACTGGCCCACAAGAGTTGGGCTTCACCCTATCCGCCAAAGACTGCAGACTTGTCCATGTGTCTGAAAACCTAGAGAGTGATCCGCGGGGCCATGTGATTGACATTATTTACAAATATCGACTGCTTCGAGAAATTTCCCTTTCTGCATGGGGTGATTCCGCAGAGCTCGGATTCTTCTCCACCATACCGCAGGGTGTTGGATTCAATCACGTTGAGATTTTGCAGAAATGGTATAATTAATGGTCTTAATACTGCTGTTTACTGTTGTGATAGCATTGAACAATGTATAAGACGTGGCGTGCTTGCCGCTGAGCTTTGGTTACGGACATGTTGCGAATAGCTAGGAAGTATTGGCGGGCTTGCCCGATGAACATTACGTACGGACAGGCTGGATAGTTGCAGGAAGTATTGGCGGGCTGGCCCGCCGAAGCTTTAGCGTAGGCGGGATTAGTTAAATGGTATAACATCAGTTTTCCAAACTGATATCGCGGGTTCGATTCCCGCATCCCGCTCCATATCGGACTGCATTTGCAAAAATGCCTTTTTAGACCGATCTATAGAGCTATTTTCAGGTTCGAGCCACTCATTTTTCCGAATTACGCTTTTTTCAGTCTCTTTTATGTACACAAATGCGTTTTTGGCGTTGATTCGGACTATTCTGTCTTTCAGCTCTAGGTTCGAGCCGAGAATCCTCAGTACCATTCTTTTGGCTTCCGTGTCGTAAGAATGGAAGATTTTAGTGACGTTAGATAGGAATGCTAACACCTCTTCCATCACCTCAGTCCAGTTAGTTAAACCGTCACCGGCAATGCTGTCCTTTGTCTGTTTTTCTTCAACCAAAAGACGACTTTTTTCCTTTTTATACTCATCGTCACTAATCAACCCTTCAATCTTCATACCATAAAGGTTTTTCTTTTCAACTAAAATAGCGTCAAGGCGTTTGGTCAGTTTACTTTTCTGCCCGCGTTCGAATTCAAATTCCCTCTCATTTCTTCTTCTGAGGTTTTTCCTGACCCAGGTCACAAACGTAGGTCTTATTTCCAAACTGTTGATAAACTCAGTTACCTGTTTTTCGACCTCAACTGCATTGAGATATGGCTGACTACATGGTCCCTTTTTCTTAACACACCTGGCATAGATGAAAGTCTGTGAGTTGCCGTTTTTATATTTCTTGGTTTTGCGGTCACAGGTAATTGCCGATCCACATTCTCCGCATTTGAGTGTCTTCATAAAATAAAAGTCATTCGTGAACTGGTGAATCTTGGCTCTGCCGTCAATGATATCCTGAACGCGATAGTATTCATCGATGGTAACCATTGGTGTATGTTTGCCGTTAAAACGTTCTCCATTGTAATCAAATAGTCCAGCATAAAATACGTTCCTAAAAAACCTAAACGCTTCCGTTCTACTGACTGGTTTTCCCGTCCTTTTGCTCTTCAATCCTAAGGCAGTAATTTTTTCTAGAGAACTTTCAACAGTCTCATTTCCTGTGAGCATGAACTCCCACCAGGATCGACATAAGTTAAATCTATCTGGATCTGGAAGAACTTCTTTTTGGCCTTTAGGTTTAATAGGATCGTTTAAATACCCTAAAGGAGCTGAACCCGGTCGCCAGCCATTTTGGACCTTTGTATTCATTCCTCTTTTGACATTATCAGAAAGGTCTTTGCTAAATTTAGTTGCCATGCCAAATTCGATAAAAAGGAAGGTAGAATTGTTGCGATCGTAATCCATGGTAGGGGTGACGATCAGCATGCCGTTATAATCGACATGATCGATGAGAGTACCGCCTTCTTTAGCATTTCGGCAGAGCCGATCTGCTTTCCAGCAGAGGATGTGTTTTACTTCCCCTTTGGAGACTCTTTCAACCATGGCTGTAAATTCTGGACGATGATCAGGGCGCTTAGCTGATTTACTTTCTTTATAGACCCCTAGAACCGCAAAACCCTTATCCTTGGCCAATTCTTTGCATGTGCGTTCCTGATCATCAAGAGAGAGGATTTGTCGATCTTTATCCTCGGAAGATTTTCTACAGTATATAAAACAAGTATTCATGTTATTTTGTCCACGAAGTAAGAGTATTCTTACTTCTGAATTGTGTTGATGTTAACTCTGTTGCGTTTGTTTGCAAGTGATTTTTCGATCAAGGTATCCACTAACAGCAATAATGCAGTCGCTTGCTCAAAGGCTTGTTCATCAGTTAACTCCACTCCATACTCTTTTAGAGCAATTTCCTTAAATTCATCGAGTTCCTCCCTCGTCACAAGAGAATTTGTAAGTATTAGGGTGTTTCCGTTATTTGTTGGGCTTTGAGCAGCAATTTCTGTCATCTTTATAAACAAAGGTACAGAAACTGTTGATTTACCTCAATAAACTTTGTGATTGAGTTTGTCCACTTATGTAAATTAGTAGGAAGCTTATGTACATTACTGATCGATTACCCCGAATTTGCTATGATAAAAATATGCCAACTTTTTTTCGGCAGGAGAAGAAACAGCCTTTTATGTACTCCGCGATTGAAACCCGCAGGAGCAGGCCAAACTACTCGGGCTGGGTTATTGGTGGAGTTTTGTTGACTGGCTTATTACTCGGGGCATACCTGATTCTTACCTAGTGCGATTGACTCTGGGAGGTGGGTTTGGTATAGTAACAGTACCGAATGACCTTTGTGGTGAAGGTACCTTACTTTTAGGGAACTGCTGACACTAGCAATAGTGATTCAGCTTAGCCACAGAGGTCGCTTTTTTTAGTAGGGCTTCCATAAATCCTCTTCTCTTTTCCTGATCAGCTTATAAAAAGAATCGTCCTTTTTGTTGTACTTTCTGTAAATTGCTCCGCACACCATATCAGCCAGTTGCAAGAGGTTGTTGCTCTTGGAATCCTTGTGCCGGATCTCACCAATGAGTTTATTCATATCGGTGTTGAGTTTTCTCTTCAGGTAATGATTGAATTTCTGAATGAAGGCTTTTGATTGTGCTGTTCTGTCAACAAAAAGTGAAGCGTTTTTAACTCTCCCCTGGGCTCTGAGAAATAACTGATCAGTAACCAGCATATATAAACTCTCTTCAGGATTGTGAGGCTCGTGCTGTGCGAGTTTTTCTTTATCTATTACGATCGTCCGATAGCGAAAGTCGCATTTTGATAGTTTGCTCAAAAACACGGTCTTGTATTTATTCGAGGTGCCGGTACTAAACTTGAACTCCTTGGTGTCGGGGAATTTGAGTTCCTTATGTAACACATTAATCGCTTCGTTTGCTTCTGCCGCACTTTCGAGGTCGTCAAATATGACGATTGTTAAAACGAAATACCTGCTAGACGCAGTCTTCAACTTAAATCCAGTGTCCCCGGATTCATCCATAAAAATGAGCATTGCTAGCGGCATAAGCCCCCCTTTAAAACAACGTTCACCCCATACTGTGTAAAATCCTCTGGTATAAAAAAATAGTCGGCGATTTTTGCAGCCGGAAGATGCTTAACTTTTTTTAGTTCGGTCTTTGGCATTAGTAGCTCTGCGGCAAAACATTGAGCTTCATGCTCCTGTTTAAATGCGGTGAACTGGTCCCGGCTTTCAAAATAGAAGTGATTCCCCTGATGTAAAAAGTGGTGTCCTAAAGCGTGAGCAATCAGCTCGCGTTGTTTCTTGGGGCACTCGTTTTTGTTTATGCCAATACTATCTCCGAGAAAGACCTCTTTTACCCTTCCATGAAATGACCACGTATCGAGCATTAGCTCTTCGCCATCAATAATTGTCTGTAAATTAATTGGGGCAGTAGTCAGGTTGTACTTGCGCAAAACCTGCCTAGCCCTTTTTTGGGCTTTTATCATAATTTTTATTCCTTCTGGACTTCACATACTCAATGTAGTCCAGAACGGTTTGTCTTTCGTGAACAGTCATATCCTGAACCTCCTTCAGCATTAAAGTGAAGGTCGCGTCCTCTTTAACTTTTTTGCTTGTTTTATCCCAATAGCCAGCTTTGTTCAGGAGTAGTTCATAAGGAATGTTGTACGCAACGGCTAACCCTTTGAGTTTAAATGGCGAGGGGTGAATATATTTACCTGACTCTAAATTAGAAAGATAACCCCGTGAGATAGCTGCCTGTGTCTCCAGCTTCTTTTCAGAGATGGCTTGATTTATTAAGTCGATGACAACACGGATAGTGTAGCCCTTTGCTTCTCTAACCGATCTGAGATATTCCCAGACGGTTGCGAAGTCATCTGGTCCCTGAAGCGTGGTTTTTGGTACTGTTGTATTTTTCATAGATTGAAATTTGCTCCGCTAATTTATTGTAGCAAAATAAAGTAAGAAAACTCTTACTAATCATACTATAATGAGAATAGTTTACACAAATGAACATAAATCATCATAAAGTTTATTGAGGTAAATTACAACAATCTGTACTTTAGTATTAAAGATGACAACTACTGCCCACAAAAAGACAATCTACATCAATAAGGACAAAAGAGTTCATAGTGAACTCTTTGATGAAATTCGACTTACAAAGGGCCTTTCCAGATTTAAATTAGCTATAGACGTTGAGCTCTCTCCCCAAACAGTCAGACGGGTCTTGGTAATTGGTGGTGACCCACGCCCTTCGACCGTTAAAAAAGTCGGCGATTACTTAGGCATTCCAGCTGAAAAGTGGTACATCGACAGAGAACCACTTGATACGACAGATATTCCCGAAACGAATGAAGCATAGCAAAAAACAGTAATGCCTATGAAAAGTTGCACGAAAACCAAACATGAGCAAAGTAGCAAGACTCAACTATACAACTATAAATCACGATGCCAGGGTGAGACTTGGCTTAACTATTAACGAATACTGTGTGATTGACCTAATACATAACCTAGCCACTAATCCCAAAAACGCCCAAATGGGTTGGTGCTACGCAAAGAAAGAAACCTTGGCAGCATATTTAGACCTCGGCCGAGCAACAGTATTCAGAGCAATAAACAAAGGATTAGCTCTTCGCCTTCTGGAAAAACATCCCGATCAGCCAGCACTCATAAAAGCAACCTCTAATTGGTTCGATGAAGTCATGATTAAATTCGAGTCTCAAAATGAGACTGCCAGTATCAAATCGGGATACGACTCGTATCAAATTGAGACTCCACCGCGTCTCAAAATGAGAGCAAACAAAGATATAGACAAAGAAAATGACAATAGTACTGTGGGTCATAAAAATTCAGGAAACGGAATTGCTTCGATAGGAGAAATAGTTAAACACCATAAGTTATCTAAAAGAAAAAACGACGGCATTATTTATGAATGGCAGGTCGATGCCATCAGAATCTGGAGTGAGCTCGGTATGGTGGGTGAACCAACCCGTCAATTTTTCAGTCATGTTAAGAAAGCATTTCTTAATAACCAGGAAGGCAGATTGTCGGCAGCCCTTTCCTATTGCAATGATGCTGTCGGTGTCCGCAATAAAGAGCAGTTATTTTACTGGCATTGTGCCGGCAACGAAGTATGAAAAAACTAATAGCAATAATACTAGTGGTCATTCTTTGCATAGCCTTTATTGGGTTTATCAATGATGCAAGAAATAATAAGCCAGAAGAACTTATCTCACCTGTTCCAACTCCGACCTACGAACCCAGGCCAACTCAAAAGCAAGAGTATTTCACTTATAAAACTGATGCGATCCACGAACTTCTCGGGGAATTTGAAAGTCCGTTAACTGAGAAAAGCGAAAGTTTTGTTGACTGTGCGGATGAGAACAATATTTCCCCTTACCTTCTGGTTGGAATAAGCAAAGTCGAGAGCACCTTTGGTAAGAATACCTGTGAAGGAAATCCGTTTGGTTGGAGTAGCTGCCGTAATCACTTCTCAACATTTGAGTTGGCATGCCAAGCGGTATCAAAAGGAATTGCAACTTTGCCGTACTACGAGGAATACCGAAACTCTGGCAAAACCAAAGATCTGGGAGAAACATATTGCCCATCTTCAAGCGGTTGTAACACTGAACACTGGATAGAAACAGTTGATTCAGTAATTACTGATCTAGAAGAACGCGAGCTGGTCTTCGCCCTGAAGGAACTAGCGACTCTCACACCTCACCAAAAATCAGCTCAGGAACTGAAGATAAACACTCAAGTCCTAAAGTCCCATGCCCAAAAAGCCACCGGAGCAACACTTGAAGTAATAGAAATTCTTATCAGAGCAAATGAAAGAGCTCTACAACAAACAAAACATGAATCATGAAATTTATAGATTTATTTGCCGGCATTGGAGGATTCAGATATGGGCTACAGAGAGTGGCAGCTGAATCCGAAAGTGGCTCCGACAGTGAGAGCGGAACATCACAACACGGCCAGTGTGCATTTCATTGCGTCTGGTCCAACGAATGGGATAAATATGCAAACCAAATATACAAAAAACACTATGGAGAATGTGACACCAGAGACATCAGAACAGTCAACACAAGCGAGATCCCAGACCATGATCTCCTCTGTGCTGGCTTTCCTTGTCAATCATTTAGCATCGCAGGAAAAAGATTGGGATTTGAGGACACCAGAGGGACTATGTTTTTTGAAATCGCTCGGATTATCAGAGACAAGAGACCCCGATATTTTCTCCTTGAAAATGTTAAAGGGCTACTTAGTCATGACGAAGGAAAAACTTTCCAGACAATACTTGGGGTTCTCTCCGACCTGGGGTATGAGTATCAATGGCAAGTTCTTAACAGCAAGAATTTCGGAGTTCCCCAGAACAGAGAGCGGGTATTCATTATCGGACATCTTAGAGGAACAAGTCGACCGGAAGTATTTCCTATCGGCGAAAGCTACTCAATTTCTCATCAGACGAAGTATGCAGAACAAGCAGGAAGGTCGAGGATTTCGAGCACGATTGATGCCCGTTATGGATCACTCCGAAACGCCGGAGAAACCTACCTCCATTACATCGGAGGCATTAAAGGGAAAAGAGATATGTGGTTAAAAGACAATAAACAAAACAGTCGAAACTTTAGTCAAGGCCAGAGGGTCTACTCCTCCGATGGTATAGCTTCAACCATTGCTGGAAATGCCGGTGGCCTAGGTGGCAAGACAGGACTCTATGCAGTGCCGGTTCAAGTTGGTCAAGGAAAAAAGAGCCGGGCTGCTAAGGCAGGAACAGTCATTGGTGACCGGAACGAGGCATTTACCATCAGAGCTTCCAATCCTAATGGCGTAGCAATTCCGGTTCTAACTCCCAATCGAATGGAGAAACGACAAAACGGCCGAAGGTTTAAAAATGATGGTGATCCAGCCTTTACTTTAACCAGTCAGGACAAACATGGCGTGTACGACGGTTTAAGCATTCGCCGCTTAACTCCTGTCGAGTGCGAACGACTGCAAGGCTTTCCGGACAACTGGACTGAAGGCATCAGCGACACCCAGCGATACAAGTGTTTAGGAAATGCGGTAACCACCTTAGTTATCGCAGAAATAGGTCGAAAACTTATTCAAACAATGGAGGTGAATCAAATATGAAGCCAGGATTAAATGACCAAAACCCTAAAAATCCGAAATATCACTTTGAAGGAACTAAGCAAAGTGAATCAGGCAAAACGATTTATATGGTTTTAGACCTCAAAACAGGAAAAACCTTGGAATGGTCAGAGGAGACATTCAATAAAAATAAATCGAAAGTTGAATATTAAACATATGACCAAAACTAGAATTGAACTACTAGATGAGATATATAACAGCGTTCATGAGGAAATCCTCAGAATGGAGATTGCCACAGCAACCTTGGCTGATGTCCCAGATGACAAAGTTATCGAGACTGTAGTTAAGCGGTCCCCTTTGGGTGCGCGGGAAGAAAGCCTGACCAAGAAAGACATCCTTGCCCGATATGCAGAAGACATTAAAAAACGACAAAAGGTTCTAGCAATAATAAAAAAATTATCACCGGAGAAAGTATGACAGAAAACGAAATTTTAACAAAACGCGAAAAAAGAGTGTATGTAAACCCTTTTTATGTAATTCGGTTGCATCGGTTATTTAGAACAAACGATGGTCCAAGATTGATTAATAAAGAGAAGTGGATATCAATAAACGAAAGAATGATTGATGAAATCGGAAAGAGAGCTTGGCTACAACTTTTACTCGAGGCGTTGGAAGGCAAATTTATTTAAGAACAAATATGAAAAATATCATTCATCAAGTTCCATCAATTGACCTTAAATTTGGGAACCTTCAAGACGAAACACAAAAAAGATACATCCCCTTATTACCCATTGAAGGTCAAAAAGTCTCAATTTTCGGATACACAATTTTGAGAATAAAAGTATTTATTAATAAATTTTTTAATCTATGGAAAGCAAAACGTACCCAACAATAGCAATAAGCTCATTGAGGTTTGCGGAGTACAATCCCCGCAAAGTCACCAGGAGTGTTATTGAACAATTAAAGCGCTCACTTCAAGAGTTCGGATGCCCTGTGCCTATTGTGATTAACACCCATAAAGGCAGAGAAAATGTCATTGTGGGTGGTGAAAAAAGAGTACGTGCAGCAACAGAGCTGGGCTGGACGGAGATTCCTTATAACTCCGTTGATATTCCACTACAAAAGGAAAAGGCACTAAATCTGGCTCTTAACAAGATTGAAGACCAGTGGGATGAGGAAAAACTTGCGCAGATAATAACAGATCTGACTCAGTCAGACTTTGATATCTCCCTTACCGGATTTAATGAAGTAGAGGTAAGTAATCTTTTGGATACAACAATGCTTCTGGAGCAGGAAGAAGAAAAACCGTGGGACACTGAAGAAGAAATAAAAAACATCACTGAACCAATATCGAAGTATGGTGAGGTTTATCAGATTGGTCCCCATCGGCTAATGTGTGGCGACTCTACTAACGCAGATGACGTCAGAAAACTCATGGGAGAAAAACTGGCAGACATGGTCTTTACCGATCCGCCTTATAACGTTGCCCATACTAGTAAAGAAAAACAAGGTAAGTTTCATACAGAAAAAGGAATAATTCTTGGCGACGACCAAAGTCAGGAAGACTTCAAGAAATTTACAGAAGGGTTTTTCAATACGATGCACGATGCTCTAAAAACCGGAGGGATTATTTACGTCTGTACTGGATACACCTCCTACCCACTTTTCTACTATCAAATGCTGAACTCAGGCTTTGTGTTTAGTAGTGCCATCGTTTGGGTAAAACCTTCTTTCGCGGTCGGCTGGAGTGACTATAAAAAGCAATATGAGCAAATTATGAAGGGTAAAAAAGGCAAAGGTAAAACCAAAGCTGAAGGCATTATTTACGGTTGGAAGCAAGGAGAGAAGCATGTATTCACCGGAGAGACAAACGAAAGTGATGTTTGGAACATGCCAAGAAAAGCAGTGACTGAAATGGTTCACCCAACCGAGAAACCAGAGTGGTTGATTATGAAAGCTCTCAAAGGAGGTAGCCGGTTCGGAAACATTGTGCTGGATCTCTTTGGAGGTTCCGGAAGCACTCTAATGGCTGCACATAAAACTGGCAGGATTGCTTATCTGATGGAACGTGATGAGAAGTTTTGCGATCTGATTAGAAAGCGTGCTAGGCGTTTGAAACTTTAAGTATGAAGAAAAAACAGACAAATGCACAAATAATTATTGAGCGTATGCCGGGTGAAACCGAGCAGCAATTTGCGGCCTTTTTAGCTTACTGTTTGATGCTAAAAAGAAATGTTAGAGACCTGGTCAAAACCTGGTCAAAACTTGGTCAGGAATTGGAGCAGCAAAACTCCGGTATCAGGCTGGGAAAACCTGTTTCCAAAACAACAGCTCTTTCCTGGTCCGCTAAATTTCACTGGCAGGAAAGAGCTAAAAAGTGGACTGAGGAACGAAAGAAGATATCAGCCCTTGAATTTCAGCAAATTGTTGACGAGAGAGGTATTAGTGTTGCCAGATTATTCCACAGAATAAAGACTTATCTCCTTCCTCAAATAACTGCAAATAGAGTGTTGACGGTCGATGACTTTAAAAAGGCTTGGGAGATGATTCGTTTGGAGTCCGGACTAAGTACAGGGAAACAGGACGTTAACGTTATAAACCCTGCCGAACAAAATCTTGACATTGACGAGCCAACTCAAAAAGCGTTGCAAGTTTGGAGGAAAGAACATGATGCAAGACGGAAATCTGGAAATAATAAAAAATCTTGAAAAAGCCGGTGTTGATTACTGGATCTCAAGAAACAAAATTAAAAATGAAAACGGTGAGCTTATCGAATTTGAAAACCATAGGTTTATGGTCGACATTTATCGCGACACTTCCCGGATTCAGGTTATACAAAAAGCTTCACAGGTCGGAGCGAGTACCATGGAGATATTGAGAGTTTTGCACGCAGCAAGATTTTGGGGTATTGGTCAGATCTATACCCTGCCAACCACTGATGACGTCCTCAAATTTGTTCCAAGCAAAGTGAATCAAATTATCAGGACAAACCCCTGCATAAAAGAGGGAGTTGATTCTAAAAACATTGACTCCGTAGAGCAGAAACAATTCGGTAAGGCCTTTATACACTTCAAGGGTACGTTTACAGGTCGGGAGGCAATTATGCTTACATCCGACAGAAATATTCATGATGAACTGGATAAATCGAAACCTGAGGTAGTCAGGGATTACACTTCCCGGATGGGTTACTCAAAAGTAAGAAGTCAACATTTCCTGTCAACACCAACCATCCCCGACTTCGGGATTAATAAACTTTTTGAACAATCCGACCAGAAACACTGGCGCTTCAACTGCCCGAACTGTGACTATAGGCAACACATGGAATGGGAGAAAAATGTTGATGAAGAAAGAGGAATTTACTACTGTCAAAACTGTAAGAAAGAACTCACGTCTAAAGAAATCGGTGAGTTAGGGAGCTGGGAAGCCCGCTTCCCAGGCAGGCCCATCTCCGGATACTGGATTAGCCAAATGCACTGTCCTTGGAGAACAGCGATAGATCTTATCAAAGAACGAAAAGACGCAGATGATGACACTTACTTCTTCAACTTTGTGCTAGGGTTGCCATATCTTGCTACCGACCAGAAGATTCCAGCCAGCCTCTTTATTCGCAATGTAACTGAAACAAAAGCCGACACCACAGGTGAATATAACGTTATGGGCATTGATACGGGCATGGGAACCGGCAAAGGCAATCACGTAATGATTGGCAATAATAAAGGCATATTTTGGATCGGCATTCTCCAAGACAATGAAGGCCAAGATCGCTGGAAGCAAACCTCCGATTTGATTAAGTTTTTTGATGTGAGAGTTGTTGTTATCGATGGTCAACCTTATACCGCAGAAGCCTTTGACCTGGCCAAGGAATTTCCTTACAGGGTTTACCTGAGCTGGTTCAAAGATGACCCCAAAATGCTTGAGGTTATTCGCTTTTTTGATGAGAAAGAAAGTAAAGACGCGGTTTTTGAGGATGAAGTAAAAGTCTTCTCCTCCCGTACCAGAATCATGGACGACACTATCTCAGCACTCAGGCGTGGAGATATTAAATTTGCCGTGCCAGCAAGTAATCCAGCTTTCAAGCTCCTTATTACCCATGCCCAGACAATGTATGCGAGAACAGTCACAGACAAGTTTGGTCAGGCAAAACATGAGTGGGCCAACACCGGACCAAATGATTTCTGGCTATCACTTATTTATTGGCAGATAGCCATGAAGAAAAGACTCAAATATGAGCCAAACAAATAAACCAACCATTACCACCATCGCTGTTACACCGGCAGAAGCCAAAATCATTGAGGACATCCGAGCGGTTAAATTCGGTAAGGTTGAAGTGTTTATACAGAACGGCAAGCCTTACCGCAAGGAAATCACAGAACAACAAAGAATAGACCCTAAAGAAGGTGGTAGTGCCGGAGAAACACCCAAAAAGCAAAGCGATGTCGAACTATAGAATAAAGTTTGACTTCCTGAGTTGTTTGATGATAATTGCTTGTTGCATCGCTATGAAACGCCAAGAAAACTACGCCGACCCCAAGTTAGAAAAACGTTTAGCTTACTTCTTCGGTTTCATTTACGTCATTGTTATCGCCCTATTAGCAATTAAAGGAGTCCTATGGCTATTACGATAACAAAAGAGGATTTTCAAGCGTACTTAAAAGTACAGAATTCCGGCGAAACCAATATGTTTGATCTCAGAAACGTTGTAAAACTATCAGGTCTCTCCAGAGAGAAAATCCTGGAAATAATGACAAACTATCGAAAATACAAAAAACAATGGGAGGTGACGGAAACATGACACAAAAAATAGACTTCGATGAAGAACAAAAAATCAAATACATTATTCTCAAAAAGCTCGATAAAGCTCAGACCCTGGTTAACGAAATCAAAGCGTTGATGAAGAAAATAAACCTAGCCCCTTCTACTGAGCAATAACCCCAAGCCTCTTCTTAAGAATTTAGCTATAATTGTGTAAGAAGTAAAAATGTTACTTTTCCTAACTCATCCGTTTACTTTAGTAGAAGGGTGGGACAGGACAAATAAAACAAAATGAAACCACCTTTTGAAGATGTAGTCAGAGATTACATCAGATTAGTTTATTTTTTTGCGAAAAAGTCCCTGTCCCAACAGGATGACATTGATGATGTCGTCCAGGAAACATTTTTAAAGGCTATGAAAGCATACACAAACTTTAAATTCAAAAGCGAGGGTGAGTTGAAAAGTTGGCTCCTTATTATTTGCCGTCACGTAATTACGGACATGCTCAGGTCAAAGCATAATAACCACCTGTCTATCGAGCAGAATAACATTGAACTTTTTGATGATAGTGATGTTGAGGTTATGCTTGAGGCAAAAATCACCCAGGAAGAAGATATAAAGAAAGTTACCGCAGCACTTAAAAAGCTCAAGCCAGCCGAACAGGAAATCATCAGGCTACGGGTTACCGAGGATATGCAGTTTTGTGATATCGCTACTGCCCTCGATTCAAAAGAAGCAGCAGTTAAGATGCGTTTTTATAGAGCTATAGTTAAGCTCAAAGAATCACTGATATGAGACTAAAAAACATTATCCGATCATTCTTCCTTCAGGAGAGCAAAAAAGAGTTCAAGCACATTAGCGCTTTAGAGAGTCAAATATTGGCTCGAGTAAGAGAAGAACAGAAGTTAGAAGAAAAATTAGATAAATCATTCTCTCAAGCACCGCGGCCATTCTGGGACTTTCTAAACATAAGAATCCCCTACGCTTTTGCTGTAGTTGTTTTAGGCGTTTTATTAATAAGTTTCACTGCGACCAACGTGATGGCGAGAGGCTCAGTTATAGAGATGCTCTTGAACCTGAGAAATGCGCTTCAGCAGGAACTATCTAACCTTTTGAACAATGACCCCAGCTACAGGGACAAAGGTACTCAAAAGTATCAACAGGCTCAGAAAGAGTGGTGTCTTGTCAGTGCAAGACCGGCTGAAGAGCGCGAAAAAGCCGTTGAAGCAGTCAGGGATTTTCTGGACAGGCCTGATGCCAACGTTGAGTATGAATGTGTGAGGAATCCGAACAGTAATCCCGATGAACAGCCTCAAACAGAAAGCTATACCGTTGACTTTGACCGATTCACCGTAGATACCAAGACTAATCTGGTAATTGAAATGTCACCAAAGGAAGGCACCTGGGGTACAAATAAAGACGGCTCCCGCTGGTTTAGTCCTCAAAAGGATTACGATTTTACTCCACATTATTCACAAGAGGGAGTCAAAAAACTGGCTCTAGAATTCATCAATGAGCACGAGTTGGCTTTAGGAAAGATAAAGCTGAACGATATGACACTAGAGGTAGAATCTAAGGGTGCCGAAGAAAACCAGTTAACCTATTTTTTGAAGTGGGAAGGAAATAATGGCACAGTACTTATCACATATACTCAAGGTGGTCAGCTTATTCACTTCTTAAATGAATTGAAAAATTAGCCAGATTTCTCGGAAAAGTAGTAAAAGTAAGAATTGTATGGATATTCTTGATATGAGCCGGTATACTTGGTTCAAGAATGGTGATGCCTGTAAATATATGAAAAAGATAATAAGTGCAATCATCTTAATACTGATACTCTCGACATTAGCCTTCGCCTGGAAGAAAAACAGCGGAGAGAGATTTGCCGCTCCCAGAACAAACGCACCGATGATGGAATTCAGGATATCAAAACAAAATACAATTACGGCGGTTACAGGGAACCTTCATTACTACGGATTTGTAAAAAATGAGGAAGCCTTCCTGGATGCTCTCAAAAATTCTAGAGATAACACTCCAGGTAATGAGGGTGCAATTAAAGTTGGGAGTAATACCATAGACACGGAATCCTCTTACAACATATCTCAATCAATGACCGCATGGGAGATAGCAAACATACTTCTTAATCAGGGTACCCCAAGTCCAAGTAACTGTGATCACGGATGTCCAAACTCACACCCCTTTACCCCCGAGCTACTCCCAGGTGGAGATGTTGCCCCTACCTTGAAAGAGAGAATGCAGGTGAAGTACCAATGGGTCAAGACATATGAAGATTGTGCGGATGCGATAGGAAGTGACGGAGGACAGTTGTCCTCAGAACAATATTACGAACGAACTGGAATACGACTTTGCGTCTCCCCTGATGGTAGAGAATTTACTCAAGGCAAGGAAGGGTGGAGTGACCAACCTTCACCATAAAACGGTATGCAATTTAACTTTAAAAATCCACTCTTTATAATACCCATCTCACTAGTTATCTTTATCATCTTAGGATTTTTATTGACAAGTGCTTCACAGAAACAAGCAAACATCAGCGTTTTCACCATCAGTAAAACGAACCAAAACCAGACCACTGAAAGACTAGTAGAGGGTGGATACATCAAGTCCCGATGGATACTACCAATAGCCCGTTTAATGACTTTGCGATTTGGAGGGATTGAACCAGGTGGATACAAAATTTCTCAGAGTATGAGTGCCAGAGAATTAGTTATGATTCTAACTTCAGAACCACAGCTCAAATGGATCACTTTCCCTGAAGGACTCCGGAAAGAAGAAATTGGCGAACGTCTTGCAAAGCAGCTCCACTGGACTAACGAAGAACTGGAAAAATGGAACAACACTTATACAGCCATGCAGTACGATTACCGGGAAGGAGTTTACTTCCCCGATACTTACCTCATTCCAGTCGATGAAAATGGACTTGATACAGCCAAGAGGATGATCAATCGCTTCAACGAAAGGTTTCAAGGATACCCAGACATGTTTGCAGCTAAAAACATAAAATGGACAACGGCACTCACCCTAGCCTCTATCATCCAACGTGAGGCTGCAGGATCCCACGATATGCCTTTAATCGCAGGTATCTTATGGAATAGACTCGACAAAAATAAGCAACTCGAGATAGATGCTACAGTACAATACGCCAGAGGAAAGACAGAAAAGGGCTGGTGGACACCGATTAAAGGGAGTGAAACCAGAAGTCTGGAATCACCATTCAACACCTACCTCAATAAAGGCTTACCGCCACACCCAATTTCTAATCCAGGAATGGATGCCATTGATGCAGTCCTAAATCCACAAGAAACAGACTGCATTTACTACCTTCACGACAGCGATGGAGTGATCCATTGCAGTGCCTCCTTCGCAGAACATGAGTTGAATATAGACCGATATCTCCGCTAATTCACTCCCTTTAGAGTTTTATAATCACCACTAATAAACAGAACTTGACATTTAGAAAATGTTCTGCAATCATGGAAATATGAGAAGTAAGAATAGTATGAATATACTTACACCACTCCCTCTTCTTCAGTACAAAATTCCGACACCGTGTAATCAGTCTCGACCATTTTCCCTTCCTTTGCAAACCCAGGTTAACAGCGAAATCCGGGTTTATTTATAACTAAAGCTGTAGAAAGGAGGTGAAAAAATAAAAAGCTATGCGATATCCAAAAAAAATGCTCGTAATCCTTCCCTTGCTTGCAATATCAGCTTTTGTAGGCTTTAGTCTTACAAAGACTAGCCCAGTAGGCGCGCAGCAAGACCAGAAACAAGCGAAGGTTGAAGCTCTCCAACAAAAGTATCTAGATGCAGTTGAAGACGCTAAAAAGAATGGTGAATTTACTACCAATCAATTTGGCGAAAAAGTCTATGCCGGTAAAACAGCAGAAGACTTGCTACGACTAGAGAAAGAAGTAGGTGCTGAAATTCGTGAGCTAACCGCAAGGCCTGCAGAGGATAGATCGAAAACTATCACAGCTATCAATGAATGGAACGATAAGTATCTCCATCCAACTGCAGAAGGAATGCCTAAACAGGCAATCCAATATGCTGGTCGCTCAGGACAAGTTCAAGGTACCAAACGAGTTGGTGCAGAGCGTTACTTCTCTCAGGATTATCAATTCACCGTTGACCCACAAACCAACAAAATGCTCGAGATGTATGTCCGACCAAAAGAAGTTGGTGAACCAAAACAGTATGAAGATATGACGCCACGCTATAACGATGCTCAGTTAGAGCAAAAAGCTCGAGAATTAATCGAGTCACAAAAACTAGGCGTGAACCTTGATTCTTTGAAACTTGAGAAGAATCAAAAAGTCGGGACATTCTTCTACACTTGGGAAGGTGAAAAGATAGCCGATGGAGTACAACCTTTCTTGTACGTTGCTTATACCCAAGGTGGGCAATTGATTGGCTACATCAATGCAGGCTTTTTTGATCAACTATGAAAAATTTAGTATCAAAAATCTTTCTAGCATTGGCCTTAGTAGTCGTCTTTGGCTTCTCCGCAGTCAATAGTGTCTCTGCCTATGGCGAAGCATCTATTTACTGTACAGGTGGAGGTTACTTCGATAGGTTTGGTCCGAGTGAATACTGGTGGGAACATGGCAGTATGGGATGGTGTAATGCCCCTTCAGGCAACAACTGGTGTGAACACGGTGAGTGTGCACACAATTCACCATACAACACTGTATCCCGCAGTATGTGGAAGACCTACTCAGGTAGCTCTCAGAGCAACTACGCCCGCTGGAATATGGGTAATGCTGGTGGATGGTGGTACTGGTTCGCTTTTATCCCAAGCAACTATGCTACAACCACTGCGGCACCATATACGATTACGTATGCTGGTGGAAGTGGATACAACTTCACTATAAACCAAAATTCGTACTCTAACATCTGGGTGACACCGGGTTCACGAACTGAGAATTTTACTCAGATCATGAATACCTGGCTAACAGATGTCACTTACGAGAGTCCATCAAGACAGATCGGATTTGACGAAGTTCAGAAGTGTTATGAATCTGGACAATGGAGTTCCAACTGTCCTGGTAATCACGTAAGAAGGGATTAAGGTCGTGGGAAAGTCAGCACCAGCCTCGCAAGGGGCTGGTCTGGCTCTATCCCTAAAAAAGATAACTTATATGAAATTAATATGAAAAAGGTTAAGGAAATACTAATTATTGTCTTAGGGTGCCTAGTAATAGGCATAGGATCATATTTCTATTTTTCGTACGGCCTGACAGATGGGCTCAAGATATCAATATTCAATTCGGGCAGTAAAGAATTAGATGACTACTTCATTGAAAAACTAGGTATGTCTGCTGAGGAAGCAAAACAATTCGCAGAGAACGACTTCTCATTTTTTATAACAAAAGACACCACCCTCGATGAAGTAGTAAAAAACCTTCACGAATACAGTCTTATAAAAGACAAAGAAACGTTAAGGAGGGCATTAGAACAAACAAAGGATAACCTACCAGGAAAGTCAGGTGCTCTCAAGGTGGGCAACAATACTATAGACGTCAATGCCTACTATCAGCTAAAAAAGGGGATGCCCACACAAGAAGTCGCAAACATTTTGCTCAACCGCCCCAATTACCTACAAGGAGACAGCTACAATTACATATTCATGCCAAATGATTTACCAGCTGAAAATCAGAAAACACCGGATAACTAGTAAAAAATCTAGTAAAATATGTATATGAAGCTGAAAACATTCTTAATATGCATCATAGCTATAGTAGCCATCAGTTTGGGAATAAAGACACTATCCTCTCTAAATAACACATCCTCGATATCACCCACCCCCGCTCCAGTGGCTCAGAAACCAGCAACTCCTGATAAAAAACCAAGTAGGGATCTCGCACCCAATGAACAATTCATCAGTCCTGTTGGACTCTATATCACAGTTCCTGATGGGATGACCTTCCGAAAAGAGATAGCCGACGATTCAGGCGTAATTAGGAGTGTGGGTTTTTACATAGAAAAAAACGATGGAACATACAAACTATATGGCTTATATCAAGAGGAAAATATCACAGATGATGGACTCGAACGAATTAAAAAGGAAATGAACCCTCTGACCATTCGTGAAACGGTTGTAGGGGGCTACAAAGGCGTTGAAGGGCAAATTGAAGGCCCGAGAGCCAGATATGCCACTTACATAATTAAAGACAGCAAACCGATCTCTTTCTCAACTATTCCATACACAGAAGAAAATAAGGCAATTACTGAGCAGATTTTATCAACTGCAACCTTTGAGTAGAGTTAATCTTACTCGTAATACCAACCCCAACCAGGATTCTCCACCTCGACTATCTTGCTTTTTAGCATCTTGTACATACCATCTTCCTCGACAGTCTGCCAGGTCCCCTCATAGTAATGATAGTCAACTTCACCATCGTTCCAGTTCTTAGTCGAAAATTTAATAGAAACAGTATCATCGGTTTCTTCAAAAGGTTTGGTGGAAATAACATCGACATCCAGAATGTCAGTAAATCTATTTGTCCATTCCTCGTAGTTGGTTTTTGTTAGGTACTCACGACTCAGGAGTGCGAAACCGTCTTCCATCCGTCGAGCTTTAAGATAAGTGTAAAACGCCTCGACTGCTTTCTCGGGTGAGACTGAAGCATCAACCTCAATTTTGGTAATATTTTGATCGGTAAGATCAGGTACAGCCATTTTAGCCCAGTCAGCACTGATGAATAATGAGATACCAGCCAAGCTCATGGTGTTAACACCAACTACTGCTCCACACTGATCAATCAGTGGGCCACCACTCATACCCTCGACCAAGCTAATATCAGTCTGGATGTATGCCATAGGCGTTTGTTTGGACTTCCTAAAGTCAATCATTCTTCCCTTGAGAAGTGTTGCATCGCCTGTTAGTCCGGTCCCAAGCGGGTAACCTGCAGCAATCAATTGTTCGTCTTCCAGTACGGCCACTCTATCGGGTAAAGGCATAACTAAATCTGGATATACACCATTAGTGTACAGTAGTGCCAGATCAGCTTCTTTATTCCCGACAATCCTGGTTACTGTAATGAAATCTCCATTAGGAAAGATCACTTTTGGGCTTGGTTCATCTGCAATAACATGGAAGTTAGTCAAGACCTGATCAGGGGCAATGAAGAAGCCAGTACCCTCTGAGTAACCACCAACTACTCTGACTACCGAGTTTTGTACTTTATCTCGCACGCCCACGCCACAGAAAAATTTGTCGAGGTTTCCATACTCCTTGGACAAGTAGTCGAAAATTACAAACAAAGAAGCAATCATGTAAACCATGGTTCCCATTACAAACATAGCTTTCAAGAAGTTCTTCAAGCTTTTGAACGGAAAGACAATGACATCAATAACTATCCTTATCAGGGAAATAAGGAACTTAAAAGAAAAAGTAACTAAATAGTAAGCAGTGTAGCTTATGAGCTTAATTGGAAATAAATAAAGAGGGAAAACAAGTCGCTTGAGATACGCACGAAATCTACTCAAAAGGCTCTTGGCTTTAGCCTTAATACCTTTCGATAGCTTATCAAAATATTTTTCTAAAATATCTGTCATTTTTATTGCTCAATTTCATAGGCAGCTTTTCTATATGCACAATAATCGCAGTCTGCACCACTATCAGGGCACTCAGCCGATTGAAGGCATTTGTGAGCCTCTGTGACGGCATTTTCGACCCAGGAGTCATCACCTTTATAGGGAATGAGGGTGATTTCAAACTCAAGCTTTCCATCAAAGGCTTTCCTGTCCGTTTGTCCATTACAATAAACGAAGTAGCCAGTGTTGGATACCTTGAACCCATTTTTTCTTAGCAACCACTGGTAAACCTCCATTTGACGTTTGTAGCCATCCTGCCAATCCTTGTTAAGTTCAGTGATAACTTCGCTCTTAGAAGTAGATTTGTAGTCGACGACGATGTACTCACCCTCAGAGTTAATCCAGAGATCGTCAATTGCGCCAAAAATGAGCAGATTTGTAGGTTGATGAAGGTACTGAACACCAGTGAAGTTGTGTCGCCATTTATCAAGATCAACATGAGCAACAGGTCGGGCATCAATGCCATATTTCTCAATCAAGGGATGCTTTGTGCCATTAATTCGATGAACATCGAACTCTAGCTTCAGAAGATGGTCAACAGCCGAATTCAGAGCAAATGGGAAACCAGGAGGGCGAGCTACTCCTAGTCGGCGATCAAAGTAAAAACATCTTGGACACTGCAAGAAAAGATCTATTTTAGAACGAGAAAGCTTGAACGTCTCAGGAGAAGCCGGGTCGTATAAGCCTTTGGTTCGTTGTGAGTTATAGTATTGGGACATAATTAAATTTCATGCTTAAAATTAAGCTTTCTAGCTCTTTGTTTGAGAGCAGCTTTCCCACCTTCCAAAACCCTGATTATCTCGTCTCTGACATTTAAATCTTCTATCGCCCCTGTTTGGTAGGAGAAATCATACTTACCATTCTCTTGTCTATGACTTTCGGAAACCAACACTTCTTCTGTATCAGCACATACGACTAAACTGGCATTGTGAGACACAATGATTATTTGTCTCTCTTCTTTTTCTTGTTTCACAAATCTTACTAGATCAGTTGCCACGCCAACGACATCGAGGTCGTCTTCTGGCTGATCAATCAAGATCGGATATTTTTCGTCGTCATAGTTAAAAACAAGCTCAAGAAGGGCTATGGCTTTCTGTCCTCCAGTCATGTCTTTAAAATGAGTATTTTCGTCTTTAGTCTTCACCGAGTTTAAGTAATCAATTTCATATCTATTCTTTAGTAGTTGTGAGATAACTTGTGATACATCATTAACTTCAACCTTTGTTTTGATTTTTCCATCTACTAAGCCAACGATAACTTTTTTTATAGTATCTTCTGATGGTTTAATGGGAGATTCACTGAACAAAGTAACTATATCTTCCTCTTGTTTTACCTGGGGATCGGAATCTCTTGTATTTATGTTTCTTTCTACAAATCTCTTTAGATCATTACTGTTGTAGACAGTTACTGTTTCTATTTTTAAGAAAGAAAAGGTATCATCAAATTGAGCAGTCCCAAAAATTGCTTGCTGTTGGTTATCAAAGTTAGCATAGGAATCTACCAACTTGCCTATAGCCTCAGTTTTTTGAGCTGTTGCCTGTTTTATTTTCTCTGTATATTCGTTTATCTTTGAAAGAATTATTTGCAAATCCGCAAGCTCCTTGGTGAGTCCTTCTAACGCTTTGTTTGCTTTAATCTTTTTGTCTAACGGTCCAATAATTTTATTTTGATCAACAATAATCTTATTCAAGGTTTTTATTTCCTGATCTATCTTAGCTATCTCAGTTTTTATAAGATCTGTTAAATTCTCCCTGCCCTTTTTTGTTAACTCTTCTCTTAAGGCCTCCTGCCTTTTAATAGATAGTCTGTTGAATTCTTGGTTAGTAACGAGCACGTTCGTTTCATTTTGCTGAAGCGCATCTAAAATAGTTCTATCTTGGTTCAAGATGATGATTTTATCGCTGCTTTCACTAGCTGTCTTTTTAGCAGCAGAATAATCTTCTAATTCTTTTTCGGTAACTGCCTGATCACCTGAACCTTTATATTTTTTGATCTCATCATTCTTGTTCGATATTTCTCCTTCAATTTCTTTTTTAGAGCCCTGCTTCTTAAGTAAGCTACTATTTTCAATTAATGTTGAATTAGCACTCAGTAAATCTTGAATCTGTCCCTCAATTTGTATCTTACTGTTCGAAACAAACTCCTCATAAGACTGGATTGCATTAGCAAATCGAATGTGTTTTTTAAGGAGTTTTGTTAAAAACTTATCTCGCTCTTGTGCTTTATCTTCTTCTTCGTAGGCAAGAGAACTCAGATAATTTTGAGGAATATAAAATACATTCTTTGGACTGTCATCATTGCCATGATCTTCCTCGCCATCTCCCCAGTGAACCTTGAACTCGTCCAAGTTATATAACTTATCGAATTTGTCTTTTTCAGAAAACTGAATAGGATCAACTTTTGAGGCAATATTCTTTAGAAGAGTAGATTTACCACTTCCACGAGTACCAATAATTGAGTTAAGATCCTGATTTAAGGGAACCGTTTTCACTTGTCCAGAGCCGTCTTTGTATGTAATGTTATCAATAATAATCCTGCCTGATTTGCTGTCTGCAGGATTTCTCTCTTGAATCCTTACTCTCTCTTTCGGGTCCCAAATTATTTGTTTCAGTCCTTCAAAAGTGGGGTCTGCTTTTATCCAGCAATATAGATTATTGTTTGGATTAAAGAGCTTATCTTCTGTGTGAGCATCGGACCCATGTATGCATGGTTTAAGTGAACCGCATTTTTCAGAAACTACTTCCTCATTATCGACCCGTTCTCCTAAGAAATATTTTCTATCTTCTGGGTTACTTGAAAATACCGCATGAGATATGCAGTAGATCGATTTACGAACGGCATCTAACTGACTCTCAGTATTGTTTTCGAACAAATCATAATGCTGTTGGAATGCTGAAGCACCATCATTATTGGAATTACTAACTACGATGACAACATTGTTTCTAAAGTTTTTGTTATTGTCATATAAAGCTTGGAGATCTCCATGAGAAACAACAAAATTAGCCAATCCTTTCTTGTATGCAACTTCTTCATTTAGACTCGAGTCAAGAGACTTTCCCAAACCTATCATGCCCTGCCTATTCATCTTAAACTTAGTGGCAGTACCAGCTGAGTATTCAATGGACCCAAAAAAATCGTTTTCAATAAAACCAAGAAACTCTGGATTAAATAGACAATGGATGTTAACCAGACGCCCACTGTTAGTGCTAGGCATCATTCGAAGTTCTACATTGGGAAGTATAAATATTTCTTTAATTCTCTGTTTATCATCATTCGAAAAGATAGTTTGCCCAGATGTATTAGTGTTAGTAAAAGTGTCAATGTTACGAACAAAGTCCACAACTTTTCTATAGTTCTCAATAGCGAAGTAATCAGTAATACCGATAACTGCTATTTCTTTATCGATGGCCTTCCTAAAAAGATCAATGCAGAAATCGTCAAAAGTATCGCTAGTGAATTGGTCATTTTTGGCTGTGCCTTTGGTGTGAATATGGAGATCCCATCTACGCCACTGTGATCCTCTAGGAAACATTACTGCCTCCTTCCACAATGGCAACCTCTTTCTCATTCAACTCATAAAGGCCATATACCATTGAATCAATCTTTTCCTGTAGTTTTGAAAGCGTTAATCGTTTGGAACTATCGTTATCAAAACTTGGCTCACTTCCCAATGCCAGTAATTCGTCGACAATACTAATAAATACCTCTTGCTCTGTAATGCTAATTTTTTTAATTGGCAGACACTCTAAAGTTTCTATGTCTGTTTGAGCCATTGTTCTCCCTGTTTCAAGGGAGGTTGTTTGGTAGAACCATGTAAATAATCTAGAATTTAGGAGGGACAACAAATACTTAAGTTTTATTTCTCCGTCTGGGTTTTTCGGTGCAAAAGAGTGTACGTTGTTTAAATGGTAGTAATTATTTGTATCCAAAGATGCAGTTAGAGAATCTGCTGTTTGACGGATTAATATCTTTGGATTGTGAATAACATCATAGTCCCAACCGCCTTTATTAAGTAGCTTTGGGTCGATATTTATATAATCATCGTCGTATTTGATTCGATACTTCAGAATTTGTCCTCCAGAAGTTAATCCCTTCTGCCAAGTTTCCGTTTTCTTTTCTTTTGCGACTATGTTTTTTTGTCCAATTAACGACCTTACACCAGTTCTTCCAATAAAGTAGTCTCCAAGTGGCACTGTCTCGTGCTCAATTTTATCGACAAGATCCATAGTCTTTTTGTCAAAGAACATTCTAAAACGATGATGCTTCTGAGCCTTAAAGTACGCTTGCCTATATTTAAACTCTTGGTATGTTTTATCTGATATCTGATTATTGTTTGCAATATAGCGTGCAGCCAATTTATGATCTGGATTTATACTTATTTTTCGATGGAAAGTGTAAACAATAGAGAAACCAACCGTTGCCTCGAAAATCTTATAAGGCATCCATGAAAGATGGGTAATCTCACAGTTGTTGAGTATTTGACCCCTAACTTTAGAGAAATATCTACCAAGCAAGAAGCTGTCTGGGACGATATAAGTTTGAATCCCGCCATCGACCTTGGCTAATTGAATAGCTTTATCCATAAAGATGGCATAAATGCTGATTTTATACTCTGCCGAATTGGGATAAAAACTAACTAAAATCTTCCTCTCTTCCGGAGTCATTTTTTGAGTACCTCTTAAGCCATAACTTATGTAAGGTGGATTTGCAATGACAATGTCGAATCCTTCATTAATGCCAAACATCCACTCGGGGTCAAACCAAGATGATGCTTTATTGCTGAACGGATCCCAACTTGTAAGCTTGGTAGTTAAGTCAGCATGACCACGACGACCCTCACTAATTAAGCGCTGGAACATCTTATTCTGTGCTTGAACGAATTGAAGCTTTAGTGCGTCACGCTCAGATCCTGAAGCATTGAAAAACATATCTCTGATCTCTTTTAGTTCAGAGATGCCCTCATTGTCTTCAAAAAGACCAACCTGAACCTGTTTGTTGGTGGTTGGAAGGCCAATCAAACTGTTGGCTGCTACAAATTTGAAATCAAGGTTTGGCAATGGTTCAATACCCCTATTCTCTAAAGAATCGTCAATTCGCTCATCTACAACAAGTGTCAGGAAACATCGAAGTCTGGAGATTTCAGTAGCGATGGGTTGAATATCAACTCCATAAATGTTCTCTCGAATAACACCGAGTTTACGAATATAGTCGAAGTTCTTATGAGTAAATTCTCTTTCAATCACCCTCCTTATTTCCGGCGAAGTGCTTTTAATTTGCTTCTTAAACCAAAGGTGTCCCTCGGGATCAACTTGCTGTAGGACAAAAACCATTTTTTGTAATGCACCAATTGGAAAAGCACCTGAACCGCATGCTGGATCCAATATTTTAACTCTCTCTAAAGCATTGATTACTTCCTGTTTTTCATCCTCATTAAGAGGATATTCTGAATCATCAGTTAGATCATAGCTAATAATAGCCTTTAGTTTTTCCTCGCTAATTGATGTGTGCTGTTTTAGGTATAGGAGCAGACTCTCATCAACCATGTAGTCAACAATCATACGGGGCGTATAGTAGCTTCCCGTACTCTTACGAGCAGATTCTCCGGTCTCTGGATTTATTTCTGCTAACAAGTTTTCAAAAATTCGCCCAAGCATTTCTGGGTCAATAGACAACTCCTCATCAAAGCTAGTATTTTCATCAATAGTGAAGTTATAAGTTTCTAGAGTTTGAAAGAACTCAACAAACCATTCATCAGGAACGACCACAGTGTTATGGAATTGGGATTGTAAATCGCCATTTCGACGCTTATAGAAATCGCTTTCGTGTGGCGAAAAAAGACCTCCGTTAAGGTATGGAATTAGTGAATAAGGCTCTTTAAAATAAGCGTCCTTCCTCGATTTAACCGGCTGATTCAAGATCTCAAAAAATATCGGCTCAAGTATACTGTGATAATAGTCTTTATTTGTTTTTGCAGCGTCAAGCGAAAGCAACTCTCTAGGCATTAACGATCCACTATCAGGACTTCTTTTTTCTCTCAAAAACCAGCCAAAGATAATTCTTCCTATCAAACGAACTGCAAACTCAGCACTTATTTGGCTGTGTTCAGGAATAGATGGTAACTTAAGTACACCTTTATATGTAGTTTTTCCTCGGCCGACACCGAGAGTCCCCCCTACCAACTTGACGAAGTTTTCAGAAATTTCCTTATAGAACTCTTTATTTACAACCTCCAAGGAGAATCTGTCTTTTAAGTCAACTAAATTATGAACGGTTCCACGTTTTAATAAAAACTTAATTGGAGTGTTTACCTTAGCATTTGGTCCTAAGAAAAAAGAGTATCTTCTCGGATTTGAATAAGCGAGGGCAACTCCTCCTCTGTCAGTTTTTTGTGGGTTTGCAGTCATCAACGAAAACCGCCAGTCATCACTTCCGTGAGAGTGAAAGACCGCTAGTGCTTGAAAAACAGCACTTTGTTTCATTACCTGAAAGGCATCTTTTGCTAATGCTATGCGCTTATTAAAGGAACCCGAGTACTCAAATTCAAAAACCTGTAGGTCAAGTGACTCACTTCTACCAAGGCTGAAAGCTTTATTAATTGACTTATAGTCACTAGTGGAAATTGGTCTAATATCTCTTTGATAATCCTGAAGAAAGATTTCATTTAGGAAGTTAATAAATTCATCTCGATTGTATTTTTCATTTAAGTTCATCATACAAATTGTTCTGCAAATAAGAGCAGCTCCTGTTCACTCTCTGTGCGATTTGCTCTGGTAAGTACATTCCTGATATAAGTTTCAGGAACAATTTCCAATAGTTTTTCAAAGGCTTTCTCGACATTACGGAGATCAAGATGGGAAATATCCTTTAATGCTCCGTCACTCAAGTCGTCTAAAGTTTTAATAATCGAAATAATGTCCTCACAGTAATCTCTTGAAGTAGGTAGTTCCTCAGATATAACCTTCAATACCTGGATGGACTTAGCTCTGCGTCCTTGTATCTTTGGCAATTCATGTTTCCCAAATAACTTTTCCTTGGCAGTGTTAAAAGCAAGAGTAAAGTCATCACCAACGGAAGATCCTTCTTCGTCTTTTTTTGCTTGGAAATAGGTCAAAGCATATTCTGCAGAAACAACATCTGCCTCCTCAGGCACTGTTCCATAGGTGAAGATTGAATTAGCACCCTTCTTCCCAAAGACAACTACACCCTGTTTACCAGCTCCGCCACGCATAATTCGGCTTCTTCTAGGGAGGTCGTAAATTCTCTGCATATTCTCGCCCCTTAGAGCCTTCTCATAGGCTTCTCTGTGAGGAGCATCCCAAGATAATTGTTCTTCTTGTTGCTTTGCTTTATCGAATTCATCCTTGAAGAAACTTTTCAGCTCCTCGTCGCTAGTAAGAGTTCTTGTGTCGCTACCCACCACTGCATTTATTAATTTAATCTTAAGTGTTGAAATAGATTTAACTCGAGTTTCTTCTTCACCCACTGCTGTTGGGAAGCAGTTGTACACAAAAAGAGAGTCAAAAACCTTTTTATTAATACGGTTGATACGACCAACACGCTGAATTACCCTTGTGGGGTTGTAAGGAATATCGTAGTTGATGACAATTCCGGCCCTGTGTAAGTTAAAACCTTCACTCAAGGCATCTGTTGCCAGTAACACATCATAATCATTCTTTTGTTGCTCTGATGGGAAAGAGGCGTCAAAGTTGGCCTTGATTATTTGTTTATAAGCATCGGTACCTTCTGCCGCGGTGTATTTGGTCACTCTATCAAAACCACGCTTGTGAAGTTGATCCAAAAGATAGTCTACAGTGTCTTTATAACTGGAGAAAATAACAATTTTTCTATCAGGATTTTCAGAGAGGAAATCCTTGAGTTTCAAGACCAGCTCATCTAATTTAGGATCAAGGTCGGCATATGTAGAGTTGCCGTACCATTGTTTGTGAATTGACTTGAGTAATTGGGTATCATGTTGAACGTCTTCAATAAAACGAGGGTTCAGTAGGTCTTTATCTATTTCAAGAAAACCACCCCTGTTGCGCAGAAGCTCCAAGTCTTGGGAAAGAGCATCGCCATTTTCACCATCCTCCAATTCATAATCTTTAGGGTCAGGTAGCTGCCCCTTCTTCATAATAGGAACGGTGCCGAGTTCGTTCCACCAGTTCTCAATCTTTTCGTTCGATTCGATCATTTTCTCTAGAGTAGAGCGGAAAGCATCTTTAGAACTTTCAAAACGCATGACCAGCAATCGCCTCATGAACTGAGCCAAGTTAGACTGAGCAATTTTAATGTCCTCGACATCATCAAATTCATCCTTATATTTCTCGATAAATTTCTTTCGACTCTCTTCATTCATATACTCGGAGTCTGTTGGTTTATAGCGAGCTCCAATAAAACCCTGATTCTCTGATTTGGTGATTAGATTTAAAGTTTCGATATAAAGGTCATACAAATCACCAAGGTCGTACTCAAGTAGGTTTGGCCCCAAAACTTCTGAGAAAGCCACTCCCTGAGCATCTAAATCTTCTCGATAACGAGTAATATACTTAAGGTCTAACCGAGAGCGACGAATAATGATTGGCTCAATAAGACGACGTTGCTCTGCAGCGATTTCCTGAGCCTCTTTATCAATCTCATCGGCATCCATATCTCTTGCCATATCCCGGCGCAATTTTTTATATCTTTGAATAAGCTCCCGATAACGCAAACTCAAATTGTCGACAGAACGAATCGTTGATTGTCCTGGTGTTTGGAACAGCTTAAGAAGGGCAAATACGTCCTTTGGGTCGTTATTGAAAGGAGTGGCCGTTAGTAATAATACTTTGTTATCAGGATTACCTCTACAGACCTGGTGAAGCAATTTGTAGTCGTTAGTATCTTCGTTGCGATAGCGATGGGCTTCATCAAGGATAAATAAAATTGGCTCTCTGGAATCCTGGTACCTCTCATAAACATCACCGATCTTTCCAGAGCTGAATACTTTCGAACCCCTAATACCAAACTGCTCTTTGTAATCTTCCCATTGTGGAATAAGGTGAGGTGGTGAAATAACCACAGTCCTCATATCCATATTGTGAGCAACCGCCGAGGAAATGATACTTTTCCCTAGTCCTACAACGTCAGCCAGTATAGCCCCATCGTATTTGTTCAATTTATCAATAACCATTTTTACTGCATCAATTTGATATTCAAGGTCGCTGTATAAGCCGCCGGTAATAGCTTTGGGAGTTTTAAGGGATTCAACCTCTTTTTGTTGAAATAGCTCATGTAGAATGCGGATATAGATGTCGTAAGGTGCTGGAACAGCATATTTCCAAATGCGAGGCTTTATGGCTTTGATAAAATCCTCCTTGGTGTTAATGTCCGCAATAGCAATTGACTGAGCATCATTCCACATGCGTTCAAATTCTGTCTGATATTCTTCGAACTTACTCTTTTCTCGATTAGAATCATTTAACTCGCCTTGACCTATTAACCCTCTATAAGTGAGATTGCTGGAACCCATGAACATTGTTCCGGGGAAGTCACCATTCTGAGAGGCCTCCCGCTTGTTATGAACGAGGTAAAACTTACCATGATAATCAGAAACGGTCTTTCTGATTTCAAGCGTTCCATCTTTTACTTTCTGAATATAGAGGTCAAAAACATCGTTCGATTTATCGCTATCAAAAATGTCACTGTCATTCATGAAGCTAACAAAAGCATCAACGTAGTTAAGCTTCCGAACGGTTCTAGAGTTGGTGTTGTTTCTGGTTTGCCACTTGGAAAGATCAATATCACCCTCTTTGGACTGCTGAACAATCATTGGAACGAGCTGGGGATCTACTTCCAGGCCGACTAAAATTCTTATTTTCTTATCCTTTAATTGATCAAAAAGAGCTTGAAAGCCAGAAAAATAAAAAAAACCGACCGCTATATCTACGCTGTCAGCTGACAATAAAGCATTTTTTAGTGCTTCCTGTAATGTCTGGTTTTTATTATCAATTAGTGCCATATTTACTTATTCTTGGTATTGATGAATTTTTCAATATCTTCCCTTTTGTAACGCCTCACCTTTTTAACACCAATTCTTATTGCCGTAAGCACACCTTTTTTATCCCACAATCTAAGTGTATTAGGATGGACTTTCAGTATTCCTGCCGCCTCACTCAGCGTTAATAGTTCTTCCATAGGTTTACTTACCATTAGATACTAATAGAATACATAATGTTGAACTTTATTTCAACAGTTTCATTATAACTTCAATCAGGCATTTTCACTTAGTAACATTAGCGAACTAGCGATTTGAGGCTCAATTTAATAGTCTGAGAGCAGATGTAAAACCGCCTAACGAATCTATCGGGGCTTAGGTTTCTCTATTTTTCAAAAAGTAGACGAACCCAAGCCCCTTTTTTGTTGCCTAAATTCATATGCCAAAACCAGAAGTAAAAGAAGTAAAAATCACCCAAGTAGCTAGATACCAACCTTCAGAGCGTGATGCAGCACTTCTGACTAAGTGGAAAGCCAGGTTTAAGCGTGCAAAAGAATTCCGAGATCCATATCAAGCCAAGTGGTTACGGATGTATCGCCTATACCGAGCATACCAACACAAACAAAACTACGCATACAACACTAGGCTAATGCCTCCAATCGCTTTTGAGATCGTTAAAACTGTAGTATCAAGACTCGCCACTGCGAAGCGAAAAACGAGAGTCATCCCCAGAGAAAAAGCAGATATCCAATCAACAGCCCTCGGTTCCTGGGCAGATTTGGTTAATTACGACTTTGACATCATTGAGCTGGCCAAGAAACTACCCGACTGGATTGAGTCATCTGTTTTATATGGCAACGGAATCGTAAAGCTTGCCTGGAAGGTAATAAGCAGAAATAGAGGCAACGGTACAGTTAAAACGATCTACGACGATCCAACGATGATCTTGTGCGACCTGTGGGACTTCCTTCCAGCTCCAGAGACAGAAGATCTTCAAGAAGGCTGTCCTTGGCTGATTCACCGAATAGTTAAACCAAAAGAAAAGATTACTAAGGAAGAAGAAAACCGAGGTGAAAACAAGATTTACAAGAATCTAGAGTTTTGTGAACCAAAAGTGGTTGAGGACTGGAAGAAAGAACGCTATGAGATTAACACCAAAAAGATGTCTCAGATCGATGGAGACATCAAGAAGGCAGAAACTGGCGAGCAAAAAGTGCTTCCAGTCAAAAACGACCAAGAGAAACAGCTGGAGCTTTGGGAATGCTGGGACTATGAGGAAGATCAGCTGGTAGTTATTGCCAACGGTGAAGTAGTTATCAGAGATGATGAGAACCCTTACCTTGACGTTAATAACGGCCACATTTTTGTGGATCTTCCTGATATGTCACTTCTTTGGGAGTTTTGGGCAACCGGCCACGTTGAACCTGTTGAAAGCACCATCATGGAGATTGCCGATCTTCGAAATCAGAGAATGGATGATGTGGTCCTGATGCTAGATCCCGTAGTGAAAATTCGCAAAGATACCGGTATTACCAAGAACGACATTATCTTCTCCCCTGGAGCTGTTTGGGAACTGCGAAAAATGGATGATGTAGTGATTGAGCGGCCGCCGGACATCAGCCTGATGGGAGTTAATGAAGATAAACTTCTGCGCGATGAAATCTCAAGAACATTAGCGCTTGGAGAATATCTCCAAGGCTTGCCACAATCTTCAAGTGAACCACTTGGCAAGGTTGCCATGCTTTTGGGTCAAAGCAATCTCAGGTTGAGTATGAACGCACAGAACATATCCAACGCTTTGACCACTGTCGCAAACATTCTTATACAACTGAACCGAGAGTTTATCGGTGAAGATAAGCTGTATCGAATTGTTGGTAATATTGTTGACTTCAAAGAATTTAAATCGGAGGACAAAAAGATTCAAGTTGATGCGGTTGTTGAGGTAGAACCAGTTATTCCTCCAGATAAACAGGCTCGCCTCAACCAGATACTGCTTCTGTACGATAAATTAATCGCACAGGACAAACCGGACCCAAATAACGTAGAGGATATAAAACGCTGGCTAATCCGCAAGCGTGCCCTGCAAAAGATGATTCTAGAGGAACTCGATCTTGACCAGTATGTTGACATCTTACTTGGTCCCGAAATAACGCAAATCAAAGAAATGGCAGAGGAGGAACCACTAAACGAGGAGATTGTGACCCCTGTAGCGCCTTCTAACGACACTTTGCCACCTAAAGCAGGTAATTCACAACCTGTTGCCAATAAAAACAAAATACGAGAGCTTATTGGTAAGATTCCAGGCTTAGGGAAAATGCTTAATTCCTAGAGCACTTCGCTTTGATTTAATCTCCTAAATTCATATAATAAAGGTAATGAAAGTAAGAAATGTAGGACTTCCAATAGTTTTCTTGATTTCCATCATAATGATTTTAGTTGGAGCCTTCGTTGGGTATCAATTTGCTAGTAATCCGGTTCCTAAGAATTGTGCAGAACTTGGAGCCACTTATCTGGAAATAGGAAAAAATGAGTTAGGGATAACTGACTTCGGGTCAGACGAATGGAGAAGGTTAATTGATGACGAAACAAAGTTTACAAATGATTGTTACAAGTCACTCCAGAGATGATTGCTGTAGGGTTTTTGAGGTGGCAATTAACTTATAACAACTTACAAAATCAGTTTGATATTTGCCTCAATAATTGCCATACTGTAGTAGCTACTATGAAGAAAAACAAAAAGCTCAACATCGTCGAATTATATGCTGGTACCGCTCGCTCCGCTGAAGCTTTTAGGAAATGGAAAAAGAGCAAAATTGCACTACTAATCGATAGTAACGAATTCGCTGCAAAAACGTATCAAGCAAATTACCCTGATACCCCCTATATTGTGGGCGATTTAACTAAGATAACTCCCCAACAAATAGAAAAAGAGATCGATGGTAAAGTAGATGTTCTGCTAGGTTGCCCTCCATGTCAGGGTTTTAGCGCCGCCGGTGAAAGAGATCCAAAAGACCCACGAAACAATCACCTCCTCTTATATGCTCAGTTCATTGCCAAATTGCAACCCAAAGCTGTTTCAATGGAGAACGTTCCTCTTGCTGCAGAGTCAGAGCTATTCAATGAATTCGTGAACATTATTGAAAACGCTGGATATAACTGGACTGCTGGAATCTTGAACGCGGCATTACGAGGAAGTACTCAATCCCGACAAAGGTTGTTGCTCCTAGCTATTCGAAAAGATTTGGGAGTAATCCCGCAAATACCAAAGCCGTCTCACGGCGGAAAAAAACAATACTTTAACTATCGCTTTCAAAAGATGACCACTATCGAAGACGACCCACTAGGGATTCTCGGAGAAGCTCCAGCTACAATGCGACTTAAAAAGAGTATGCCGTACATTGACGATCGAATCGGTAAGAAGGAAATCCCGACCATCGAAGAATTGCTTAGCGATCTTCCTGAAGTTGGGACGCCAGAAGCTAAAGTATTAATGCATAACCAATGGGGACATTCGGAAAACATGACAAAGCGTATGTCCTCTGTCCCCGAAGGTGGACGTTGGACTGGAGAAAAAAATTACTTTTCAAATGCTTACGGAAAACTCCACCGCAAAGGTTTTGCTCGAACATTGACTACCTATTTCCCAAATCCTGGCAGTGGGAGATTCTGGCATCCAACTGAAAGCAGAACCCTAAGTGTGAGAGAGGCCGCACGTATACAAGGATTCCCTGATTCTTTTAAATTCCTTGAGCCCTACACATCTTCGGCCAGACTTATTGGGAATGCCTTAGATGCATCAATTGCTGAAGTTGCTTACAAAGTGATACGAAATTATATAGAATGATCTGTTGACTTATAACAACTAACAAGTTAGTATTTATGTATGACACCAAAAGAACCAATTTCAAACGTTCCGCAAATAGTTACCGATGATGCAACTGCAGTTAATGAAACCTTAGCTCCTTCTCTATTCACCTCGATAGGCAAAGTCGTTTACTGGAACCAAACTCCCAACTTTAACAACGTAAATGTTCATCTTGATCCAGACAAAGAAGTAAAGCCGGGACAATTTATCGGTGTATGGCACGGCAAAAGAGGTAAAAACACGATAACAATTCTTCGTGTTGCCAATACCTTTGAGATAAACCCTAACGAAAGTCCAGAATTGGCAGTTGCAAGAAAAGCACTCGGCTTGGGTCAGGGATATTCCGGTGAAGGTTTTTCTACGCGAATCTATAGACAGGCAGAATGCTCAACGGTTGAAGAATTTGAAGTCGAAATAGATGGCGACCAACTAACCACAACAAATGACGGTAAGGCGCCAGAACAACTTTGTAGAGCTGGAGATGTTGCAGTTTTACTTCCCGACCAACTCATACAGCAATCGTTTGGTGGACTTGCCGATGAAAAAGATGGCATTGCTATAGGAACGACTTACGGAGCAGGAAATGTAAAAACTGTTATTTCTCCCCAAATGTTTCAACTCCATACTGGGGTATTCGGTAACCCTGGTAAGGGAAAATCCTATTTATCTGGTGTAATTCTTGAAGAAGCTATGTCTTGGGACATTCCTTGTTTGGTGTTAGATATTAACGGCGAGCTTGTAGAGGCAGCAAATTCACTAGGCGGATTAGTTATCACCCTTCCCGATCCAAAGGCATTTGGAATTTCACTCAACTTGATGACCCCACAAGAACTTGTTTCCATCACTCCAAACGTACAACCAAACACTATTTACGCTGAACTCATTGAACTAGCCCATGATCAATTGAGAAATGAAGCCAAGGGAAGCACCATAACATTTGATGCTCTACGCGAACGAATCCAACGAATTGGACAATCAACAAATGCATCAAAACCAAGCTTGGGCGCCGCTATTTCCAGGGTTACTGCTTTAGAGAAAGACCCTATCATTGGTGGCAATTTCGACTTTGTCGACCAAATTGTTAAACATAAATTGGTAGTTTTAGATTGTCGCTATCTCTCTCTCAGGCAAACACAGCTTATTGCTGCTGCCGGAGCACGTGAGTTGCAAAGGATTGGGCGCGAAATGGCTAGAAAAGCAGAAGCAGGCGACAAGACGGCTCAAGGATGGTTCGCACTCTACTTTATCGATGAGGCTCACATAGTGATCCCACAAGACGAAAAAGTCGTCAGTACTCAAGTCTTCTACGAACTAGCTCGTATGGGTAGACACGTTCGTACCGGACTTATCATCGCAAGCCAATCACCTCAAGATCTTAACACCAGTGTACTAAAGAGATTGCAAACCAGGTTTATATTCGCTCTTGAGAAAGACCAGCTCATGAGTATTAAGGCGGTACTGTCAGATTTCGATGATAACCTGATAAATCAATTACCTAAGCTCCCGCGCGGGGTGTGTGCGGTTTCTGGCACTGGAGAAGTTGTAAAGCATGGGTTCGTAACACAAGTTCGTAAACGCCGCACTCCAGTAAAAGGAGGTACTCCACCCGTGTTTAGCGGTAGAACGAAAAAATGAGCAATATAATTTCCAGCAAAGATCGGCGTGAACTTTTACTATCAATGGCAGACAGGCCTGAAGGTGTTTCTGTGAATGAAGTTCACCAGATGGCGCTAGAAAAGGGTGATCATGCTTCCATTGAGGCATACCACAATCTTGCTCGTCGCTTAATGCATCGGGGAGTATTGTCCAAACATGACTCTGGAACAGGAGCTGTTTACAAGACTGTCACAACTTCTTCAGATAGTGAGTGGTTAGAAGAAGATCAACTTGCTACATTGATTGACCCTGAGTATCCACTCCTTGCTCTTACAGTTTGGAAAGAATCTCAAAGACAACTAGGAGATATTCCAGAGAGTTTATGGATCGAACTTAGAGAGCGGTTAAAGGGAGAAAATGCTCAGGAATTATTCATCAATGCAATTATAAGCTACTGTGATGACTTCCATGCCCAAGTCGCAAATTTAGTAGAGGAATTAGACTTACATAACAACGACTACTCTCATAATCATTCAGCAACAGAAGTGCAATCACACACTAACGAACTGTCCAATTTGAAAAGAGAGGCCGAAAACAGTCGAATTCTACTTCAAAGGTTGGTTAAATATGGTTTGGGTATTTCAAAAGAAGCTGTGTTGGTCCCGCTGAATGTTTCGGAGGCTGTGACACTATATCAAAATGACCGATCTATATCCTTTTATAATGCCACCCTCCTAGCTCAAGAGGTAAAAACTCGCGTGTCGCCGGAAAACTTTATTGTTGAAGTACCAGAGCCAGAAACAACTTCCACCCTACTCATCGCCGCAACAGATGGCTCAACTCGCTCTGGTGTCTTAAACTTTCTTGATGAAACCGGAGATTTCGTTGTAAGCCAAGCCCCCACAGTAACCGTAAACACCGCCATTGGACAGATTAATCGAAACATCAAACATGATCATCAACAAACACCAATATTCTTAAGATTGCCTGAAAAGCCTGAGGATATGCAACGACAAGACAACAAGTACACCATCATGGCAAAGTTGTTTTATCCCGACCTTAGTGACTCTGAGTATATGCATTCTGTAAGCAATGCTATGGACTTCTTGGAGTCTAAGGCGGCTTTACGCACTATGAGTCGGTGGTATCTGCAAAATAATAATGGGGTTGAAGTGCCAGCCTGCGATATTGTTCTTCGTGATGGGACGATCACCCCACAAGATCGAGACTTTAATCACTACAAGACAATGAGCACATACGGAAAAATTGTTAGAGACCTAATAACGACCAATTGGGAAATAGTAAAAAAATGTAAGGATGATGGACAAACCCTTGCGGGCGTAGTAAAGCATGCCCAGCTCATTGTCTTTTCCCCAGTTATCAATTGGTATGCATGTCAGTTAGCAAGTAAAAAACAAGGTCAACTGGTTTCTTGGCCAATGCATACAATGAACATCGCTTTTGACCAAGTAATTTTGACTAAGCTGCTTACTGCTGGCAGGAAGAAGGGTGACACTTGGGAAAGAACGTGTATTGTCTTCCGACCTTATCATTCAACTTCTAATTTTTCGAATACTTATAACCGTGCAAACACACCCTCAAAGATTATCACCCAACAGTCAGTCGATGCCAAAAATGGTGGTATGACCACGGATCCTGAACAAACAATTTTCTGGCAAGAATTTTTCCGGGGAGAACACGATCCTTATGTAAAAATGCTTGAGAATGTGTATTACGGTAGCTTTTTTGCTGGCACTGTCCCTCGTATTGATAATGTAGGAAAAACTCTTCCAAGATTCGAATTCTTAGTGCCAACATCTACCGCTGAGGCTGGTGACACCTTTTGGCCTGTAGCTCAACCACACCTAACAAGATTACTAACGGCACTCAAGCAAAATGGGTTTGATGTTTCTCTTGAGCACTCAATGTTTGCCGATAAAGGAACAATGGATATTCTGCCGACAATTTTAATCAAGGCCCACGACACTGTAAAAGTGTGGGGACAGGATTTAATATCCCGAGTGCATGAATACATTGGGTATCACCTCGCCCGCTACATCAATACCAAAAAGATAAAGGGCATTCAGATTCGCCCATTTAAAAAAGAAGAACTAGAACTTTTGTATACTCAACTAAAGAGAGAGCGTGATATTAAGGCTGGTAGTGGAACACATACAGCTAAGCAACAGTTAGAAAACAAAAATGAGCAAAGTACTTAATAAAATAGTCGCAATTTCGGCGGTACTATGGATAGTATCCATTCTCGGGGTTGGTTCAATTTTCGGTTATGTCTTGCTGATCAGGAAAGAGCTTTTCGATAAAGCCCCAGAGGTATTTGCTTTTTCTCTCCTGGGGCTAATTTTATTGGGGAGTTTGGCTTTTCTTGTTGGAATATTTGCGCTTGCATCGCTGTTAATATCGAGGTCAAAACAAAAACAAAATCCATTGCTATTTCTCATTAAGTTGTTTTTTGTACTGGCAATTTTTCCTCTCTACCTACTCAACCACATCTTAAAACCCCTGCAGTTGGTCAAAAGGGTCAAACACTCTGGAATAAAAGGGTTACTTAAATCCCTGCACCCAAAACGAGTCTTTGGACGATTGGCATTAGCTGCAGCGATCACACTCGTAATGCTCCCAATCTGGATTGGTGGCTACGCTGTGGCGGCAGTAACAGTTCAACAAGCTCTTGGCTATGGCACTGAGTTTATAACGATATCTGGTACTGGTTCTATGTTCCCCACCTTTCCTAAAGGAGAGGGTAAGGATCCAAAAGAATTGGCAAAACAGATCGTTGGTACTCCTGGAATGATGCGTTATCCAAACGGGCTTGTAATTGCAGGAAGACGTTACTTCGGCTATGAAATCGGTCATGGCGACATCGTCGTTATAGAAAACGACAAAATCAGAGAAATGACAAAGAATATATATGGCGATCCTTCTGGTTGGGTTAAAAGAGTGGTAGGAATGCCGGGAGACACTATTGAGCTTCGTGAAGGGATTGTTTATTTAAACGGTGAACCCTTGAAAGAATCCTACATTGCACAACCAAGATCAACTTTCGGGGAAACATTCCTTAGCGAATGCACCAAAGTTACAGTCCCCGAAAATTCAATATTTGTTATGGGTGATAACCGCAAAGGAAGTGGTGACTCCCGAGAAATAGGATTTATAGAAATAAGTGCAATTAACCATGTACTGCCTCTAAAAAATCAAACAGGAACTCTTGATAAGGCCTGGCGAGATACTGCTAACGATTTTGATGAAAAGTCAAAAATTAAACTAGACAAAGACAAATATATGCAGTTGCTTAATGAGAAGCGAAAAGAAGCTGGAGCTAAAGAACTTAAGTATCAGCCGAAACTTGAAACTTCGGCCAGTAAGAGAGGTGAAATAATTCTTAAATTTGATGATTTCTCATTTGAAGCAACCGAAAGCGGCTATACCATGTCCAGGTCCATGAGAGATGCTGGTTACTCAAATACAGTTTGGGGTGAAGCCCCTACTCAAGGGTACTACGAAGCAGGAGAACTCATAGACAATCAATTTCAATTTCCAGAGTCCAAGAAATTTTTAACAGATAAAACATATCAAGAAGTAGGTATTTCTGAAGTTGAAGGCGAGATTAATGGGTGCCCAACTCAAGTTATTGTGCAACACTTTGCCGGATATGTTCCACCTAACTATAAGCAAGCAGATATTGATTCATGGAAAACTAGTCTCACAAGACTTAGAGAGATACAGCCAGGATGGAACAGCCTCAAAGATAATTCCAACTTTTATCAAGATAACAAAACTGATGTTGATAGGATGAGTGAAATCATTGCAGTAAGAATTGGGAATATATCAGCAATTGTTTCAAGGATGGAGGCCAATCAGTGGCTCACTGGAGCTGAGCAGAAAATGGTTGATCAAGACAAAACCTTGTATAACGAGCAAGAATCGTTGGCTACTAAGCTCAACGGAAGGTGATAATAAACTGTATCCCTACACTATCTTTCTAAATCTTATAATTAAAAAATAAGGAAAGTGATCCGATCCACCATTTTTCATAACTCCATTACTTGTAGGCTCTACCATTTTTTCCACGAATAATCCATTCGAGGCAAAAGTATTGATAACATCTGAAATTTTGTAATGCCAATGTTGATAGCTGTTAACTTCATCTTTGACTAAGCCTGTTGCAAAATAATTCGTAATCACTCTACCGGTTTTATTTCCATTATCATCTCTTAGAGAACGAGTATAAGGTGGATTTTCAAAACATGGGTGGGTGGTGCTAACAATAATACGTCCCTCTGGTTTGGTTACCCTCGCAACTTCAGCGATAGGAGTCGATAGATCCTCGAGATCTAGAAGCACCATGCTCATTAAAGCCACATCAAACGTGTTCTTTGCTAAGAGTAGTCTTTCTAGATTGCCAATAATGAACTCGGCATTATTAGGAACTCCTCTCGATCTAGCCCTTTCTATCAGTTCTTCGGTGAAATCCACTCCTACGACTCTTTGAGCTGTTTCTGCCATTCTGCGAGTCCAATATCCATTGCCACAGCCGGCATCTAAAACACATTTATTTGTAAGATTTCCAAGTAACTCTTGAACCACAGGATTGATAATCAACTGTTGCGACTGGTCACTCGTTTCCTTAACAACAGCATCATAATCGCGAGCGATAGATGACCAATAGATTTTGCTTTGTGACATTGCTACATCCGACTGAAATAAGTTTATCAGGAAGTAAATACTACTTGCCACATCACTTCTAAATGGACACTATTCCGATTCCTACTAGTAAGAATATCTTTACATTTCTTACAACCTTGTTTATTCTGAATACTGTCGGCTCATTAACAACAAGGAGTGTGTATAAATCAGTATACTTGAAATAAGAAAAACACGCTCGGTTAGAAGGGTAAAAGTTCACAGGAATCAACGCCCAGTGCTTTAGAAACTTTATATAGGGTTCTGATAGTGGGGTTTCTTTCTCCCCTCTCAATCATTCCTATATAGTTCCTATGCATAGACAATCTGGCAGCTAATTCTTCCTGGCTAATTCCTTTAGCTTTCCGAACTTTTTGCATCTTCTCTCCGAATTTAGCCAAAATGTGTTTATGAGTAATAGGTTTGCCCATCAAGCAAATCGTATATACTCCTTGTATGCTTCTCTACCCACTCCTTGTGGGTTTTTGCTTTAGAAATAGTCATGACAAAACAGAAAACAAAAACTGTATGAACAAACTGATAGATGAAAATTATAAGAACATATAACAATAAATATGTGCGAAAAGCTGCTCATTTTCCAAAAAACATATGATCTACTTCTCTGGTTATATCCGGTTATTAACAGAATCCCTAAAAGTCACCGGCTGGTTCTGGGGAGAGAACTTGAACAACTTGGAATCACATTATTGATTGCCATGATTAAAGCTAATAAGGCTAGAGGCACAGCTCGCACAACTTTGCAACTTCAGATATCTGACAATCTTGACTCGATACGAATACTTATCCGGCTTACAAAAGATCTAAAACTCATGAGCATCAAACAGTATGCCATGGGTGCTGAAAGAATAAATGAAATAGGAAGGATGCTAACAGCATGGATGAAAGTGGTATAGTTTTATTAAGGGGAAAATCACAAATACGCAGCGGTGTGTTCCTTCGCGGCGGGAATTGGAATAATGGTTCCAACGCGGGGGCGTTCACACTCAACCTGAATAACGATACGGGTAGCCAGAACAACAATATCGGCTTTCGCTGCGCCAGTGATGAACTCACCGGATTTTACCCGGTGCGCCGGATGAGTGATGTGCGTTCACGGATGCATATCCCGGATCTATATGATCACAAGGTTTTCTCCGTTTCCTGCCCGACGGTAGGGGAAAACATAATACCTGTATCCCCGCGTCTTGTACGCAACAGCGACATGAGGCGCGGGGTAAGTGGGTTAATTATTTCCAAGTATGTTTAGTGATATTTGTAGCCTTGAACAATTGGCTCGTGCATACTATCGCGCCAGAAAAGGCAAACGAGAGAAAGCAAGAGTCTGCGAGTTTGATTTCTCTCTTGAGAACAATCTGATAAAGCTAAGATATCTTCTCGAGTCAGGGAAATATATTCCCGCCCCTTATGCTCACTTCACTATTTATGATCCGAAAACACGAAGTGTGTCTGCCCCTGCGTTTCGGGATCGGGTATTGCAACACTCACTGGTCGAATCTATTGAGCCATTATTTGAAAGAAAATTTATTGTTGATTCCTATGCCTGCCGTGATGAAAAAGGAACACACTACGGAGCCAAGAGAGTAAAGAAATTCCTAATGGCTGCTCGTTGTAAATACGGCAAACAACAAAATGTATACGTGCTTCAGTGTGACATTCAGAAATACTTTCAGAGTATTGATTGGAATACTCTCCTGTTCATAGTGGCCAAAACAATCCATTGTCCCAAAACGCTCGATCTCATTAAGAAGATTGTTGAGAATCATGACTCAACAAACGGGAAGCCAATGCCGGCAAATACGAGTAGCTGTCAACTTGATTTATTCTCACCCTCGCCTTCTATCGAAGTGCCACCTGTCTCTGTGGCAGAAAGGAAAGGACTACCGATTGGAAATCTTACCAGTCAGCTATTTGCCAATGTTTACTTAAATGAGCTAGATCATTATGTTAAGGAAACGCTTCAAGAAAAATGGTACGCACGTTACATGGATGACTTTCTGATTATCCATAAAGACAAAGACCACCTGAAAGCAGTCAGGGATGACATTAGGTTTTTCCTTAAGGAAAAATTAAAACTAAACCTTCATCCAAGAAAGATATCGATTAAAAATGTACGGGAAGGTGTTCCGTTTGTCGGTTACCGGATATTTTATGATCACAAGTTAGTCAGAGGGGAAACACTCATACGCTTACAGAGAAAGTATAGAAAACGCCAAAAACTGCTCCAGCAAGGGAAAATTACAGAAAATCAAATGCAGATGTCAGAGGCTTCCGTGCGCGGACACCTAAAGCATGCAGATGCACACGGCTTGTATACTTTTATGACCAACAATTGTGTTTGACTTTTGCTAGAAATTGTTTATACTGAATAGTAAGGATAGGTAGGTGTTACCTATGGTGTTCAATTATTATGCGTATATTACAGAGAATTAAACATTATCTATGGGAGCCACGGTTTCATTTCAGCCGTTTTCAGTTTAATCTGGTGGCTCTCTTTTTTATGACGGTGGGATTTGTCGGTGGGACATACCTGGCTCTCTCTGAGATATACCCAAGAGTTTTTGCGCTAAACGATAGTAATAAAGTCTGGACGTTTAACGCTGCCAGTGCCGGAGACTATACCGCCAGTCAAACTGTGGTTGATAACAGCGGAGCACACCCTACAGGCGGACAAGTGGGCGCAAATGAATTCACCAACCCTGCGTTTGCTTCTGATAACACTTCATGGAGTGTGGCTGCTGTTCCCGCTTCCGGCTGGGTGGAGGTTCCAGGAAATGCTACATATGGGACAAGTAACTTCCTGGCAATGCAATATGAAGCAAAATACGACTGCACGGCTACACCTGACGGCGATGGTGATACTGCGGCTACCTGCTCTGCTCCTGCTGATTCTGGATTGGGATTAGACTACCGTGACATAAGTGGCTTTTCCGCCAGTCGCGTAGTCTCTACAGCCAATGGAGCGCCAATCGTCCATATTACCCATACCCAAGCACTCACTGCCTGTCCCACCGGTTATCATCTGATTACCAACCCAGAATGGATGTCTATTGCCCGAGATGCAGAAGCACAAACATCTAACTGGGCCAATGGCGTTGTAGGCAGTCTTGTGTCTGCCAGTGGTGGATTTAAGCGGGGTAATGTAGGTCAAAGCGATAGCGTCAGCTATAACGGTAATGATCCGGAATATGGTTCCGGTCGTGACAGCAAAGCTATGTTAACCCTCTCCAACGGAGCTACTATCTGGGACATTTCCGGCAACGTTTGGGAACATGTAAAGATTGACTCCAGCGACACTTTAATTCCTCAGAATCAACAACCCACTTTAAGCATTGCCGGAGATGATGCTGCAGGAACCGGCGCATGGGGTGAATTTACTGAAATTTCCGGATATGGAATGCTCTCATATGACCAGATAAGACCCTCAGGTTCTTCATATAATGCGAATCACGGCGTTGGTCGTATTTGGACTTACGGTGATGGTGAAACTGCCACCACAAATCGTGTGTTCCATCGCGGCGGGACTTGGGATTATGGTTCCCTCGCGGGGGCGTTCACACTCCACCTGCCTTACGCTACGGGTAGCCAGGACTACAGTATCGGCTTTCGCTGCGCCAGTGATCCCGTAGGAATCTCTCAATCTTTTTCATCTAGTTCCGGCGTAGCCGGCGGCGGCGGAAATTCGGTTGCTATAGGTTCAGTTTCGGACGGAAAAATTTATCAATCAGTCAATGTTGGCGATACTTCTACCTATAACTTCTCAGTTTATGTTTATAACAACACTTCCGGCAGTGAAGGCAGCGCTGTTAACGAGAACGTTGCAGCGCTTTATTACAATGGTTCAACAATTACCACTTCATACGAGCCTGTCTCAGGGAATTGGTATAAGCTGACCGGAACTCTGACCGGTGCAAACGCTTCCCGCGAGTACGGAGTACTAGTTAAAGCAGGTAAAACTGTTAAGGTCGACGACTTCACTCTTTCAAAAGATGGAACCTACAGTGTTTATACAACAAGTGCTTATTCTAATGCATTGGTTGCAACCTGGGATACGTTTTGCGAGGGAACTTTATCCGGCTCTACCTGTACCGAGGATGCTATTACCGGATCTAATAGCACAATTAAATATCAAATCTGTACCGATGATGGTTCAACCTGCGAGTCAGGCGGATCATGGAAATATTGGGATGGCGACTCATGGGAAACAGCCTCCAACACTACTACCCATATTAATACCAAAGCAGAGCTAACTCAGACAGCAATGCAGTCACTCCCAATTCTTTCGCAGAAAATATCAGTTAAGGCAATTTTTACCTCTGGCGGAAGTGATGTTCCGTATCTGCCACATGTCTCAATAGGTCTGACAACGGATACTACTGCGCCGGACACAAACGCATCGGCTATTGCTATGACCCGCTCAAATGGCGGAACTAGCGTGGCTTCAAACGGTTGGACTAAGAATTCTTCACCGTATTTTTCCTGGACTGCCGGTGCGGATAACAGCGGGGGTAGCGGTGTAAAGGGCTATTGTTTATACCTAGGGACGGATGTAAACGGAAACCCTGCAACCAGTAAAGGGCTTTTGGGAACAAGTCCAGTATCCACTGCCGGTACTACCTGTCAGTTTATTGTGTCGTCGACTTCAATCGACTTTTCCACAGCTTCCTATAAAGGGGGTACCTGGCTTACAACTTCCAGCAGTCCGTATTATTTAAATATTAAAGTTATTGATAATTCCGGGAATATCTTCGGTGGCTCCAGCACTCAATTTCAATTCCGGTTTGATAATACTGCGCCGACAAACTCTTCCTACATCTCATGTGCATCAGGATCCTTTTCCAATGTGGCAGATATGAATTTTTCCTGGCCGACATCGGGCGGTGTTGCTTCATCGGATGACAATGCGGAACTACTTGGATGGCAGTACCAAATCAATTCAACAGCGGGAACATGGCTGGGAACAACCACAGAATCCACCCTAGGCGTAAGCAACTATATGCCGACGAGCGAATCATCAAGAACTCTAACTCAGGGGCAGGATGGTTCTTCTATTGTGTCCGGAAACAATATTGTGTATTTCAGAACAGTTGATGCTGCGGGCAATACTTCTTCTGATGCCACCATCAGAACCTGTAATTTGTCTTATGGTGGCGCAGCACCCGCTTTTGACGCTTTGGATACGGTCACTGTAACCCCAACAACTTCAACTTCCAACTCTTATGCTCTTTCCTGGCCGGCAGCAACCCCTTCCGGCTCAAATACAGTAGCCCACTATTACTACATGATTAACACCACTCCACCCTCAACCTTGGCTACGTTACAGGGAAACAGCACAACGTATATTGATAACGGAACGTCAACGACCGTATCAGCAGCGGCATTGCCAAATGTAAATAAAGGCAGTAACACGGTTTATGTTGTTGCGGTAGATAATGCCGGTACACCCAACTACTCTCCGTCAAACTACATCACCGGCACATTTACACTCAATTCTACTGACCCCGACAATGTGAGCGGACTGGTTGCATCTGACTCATCCATAAAGAGTTTGTCACAGTGGAATGTAACACTGACCTGGGCGGCACCTACTTATCAGGGTGCCGGAAATTTGACCTATCTTGTATACCGCTCATCAGACGGGACAAGCTTTGCCCAGGTTGGATCTACCACGGGACTCTCTTATGTAGACAACACTCCGTCTTCCGCTCTCTACTATTACAAGGTCTATACCAAAGACGGAGCTAATGCCCAGAGTTCAGGTACTAATGCGGTATCTATTACACCCACCGGTAAGTGGACCACAGCACCTACTTTGGATTCAGGTCCGAGTGTAGGTAGCATCACCACAAAAAAAGCCACAATCACCTGGACGACATCCAGAACTTCTGATTCAAAAGTTCAGTACGGAACAACATCGGGCAGCTACGGCGATGTGGAGCCAAGCAATTCATCGCAAGTAAGCTCTCACTCTATTCAGCTTTCCGGCTTGAACCCGGGTACCACGTACTACTACAAGGCTAAGTGGGCAGACGAAGATGGTAATACCGGGACCAGTGAACAAAAAAGCTTTACTACCGCAGATGCTCCGACCGTTAAAGACGTTGTTGCGAAGAATATAGGACTGAGCTCTGCGATTGTCCAGTTTACTTCGAAAGACGCTTCAAAAGTTAAGATTTACTACGGAACAACCACAAGCTTCGGAGGGGTGAAGGAAATCTCAACCTCAACATCTGAGACAACATATACGGTTGAATTAACGGGGCTACTTGATGGCACGAAATACTACTACAAGATTAACACTTTTGACAGCGATAACAGTGAGTATGAAGGTACAGTTCTCGACTTTACAACTTTACCCCGCCCAAGAATAACTAACGTCAGAATCCAACAGGTAGCCAATACCGCCCAATCAACAATTCTTGTCACCTGGACAACAAACACTGATGTCTCATCAATAGTCACCTATTATCCTGAAGGCAATACTGCTGATGCCCGTGATGAAGTGAATGTTGCACTGACTAAGGGTGAGCACAAAATGATTGTACGTGGTCTGGCTCCGCAGACGGATTATATTCTGGTAGTTAAAGGCAGGGATAAGATCGGAAATGAAGCAGTATCCGATACACAGCGTGTTACCACAGCCACCGATACCAGACCTCCTCAAATCAGTGAATTTCATGTCGAGGGTGCAGTTATTCCACCTACAGCTTCAACAGCTCAGGAATCAATGGCTCAGCTTATCGTTTCCTGGAACACGGATGAACCTTCTACTTCACAAGTGGAGTTTGGTGAAGGAACGGGAACAACATATTCTTCAAAGACCCAGGAAGACAGCAATCTTACCTACAATCACCTGGTAATTATTTCCGGACTGACGCCGAGTAAGGTCTACCATGTCAGGGCTGTTTCAAAGGATAAGGCGGGCAATCTGGGTAATTCCATCGATACAGTAACGATTACTCCTAAGGCGACTGAAAATGCATTAAATCTGGTTATTACTAATTTACAGGAAGCGTTTGGTTTTTTGGGAGGATTGACCAAATAAAACTATGAACGAATATTTATTTCAAGTACAACAGGTTTCTAAGTCATTCCATGTGGCTACTAGTGACGTACCTATTCTGAAGAATATTAGCTTTGACGTTAAGCATGGAGATTTTTTGGTTATCTTTGGTCCCTCAGGCTGCGGAAAGTCTACACTTCTTCATACCATGCTCGGTTTGGAAGAACCAAGTAGAGGGAAAGTTTTGTTTTTAGGCAAAAATCTTTATAACGGCGTAACTGAAGACGAACGTTCTGACTTTAGAAAGCAACATGCGGGAATGGTCTATCAGCAGCCAAACTGGATCCGTTCATTGACTGTAACCGAAAATGTAGCATTCCCGCTTCAATTATTGGGAGAAGATAAAACGGTAGCCTTGGGTAAGGCTAAGGAGGCGTTGGGAATGGTCGAAATGCTTGATTGGTCTTCGTATATCCCGACTGAACTCTCAAGTGGTCAGCAACAGCGGGTTGCCTTGGCCAGAGCGTTGGCTACTAATCCTGAGGTAATTATTGCAGACGAACCGACCGGAAACCTGGATTATGAGTCCGGACAGGAGCTAATGCAGCTTTTAACCTCTCTGAATAAAAAAGCCGGGAAAACCATTGTTATGGTAACTCATGATTTGGAATACCTAAAATTTGCCAAAACAGCAGTCAGAATGTTTAACGGGCAAATTGTTGGCATATACGGGGAAAATGATCAGGAGAAGCTCATGAGTGAAATTAGAGGAAAACGCGGAAATGGTGACTTTGAGCAAAATCACAACACTGGACATTTAGAAGTGCCAAAAAAGATACAAATATGATCAGACTAAACGTAAGAAGTAAATTTAGCACCATGTTGCACACCATTTATCAGATGGGCACCTTTGTTTTGCTCCTGATGTTGTATATGACCGGTAAAGGTGTTAACCGCCTTGCTAATTGGAGGTTCTTCCCTGGAGTTGTTAAGCACAGGTTATCCGGTCTGTTATCGTCCTTTTATTCAAGAACCGTAAAACTACTAGACCTCATGCGAGCAGGTACTATCTCCCGAATTGATTTGATTGAGCTTTCTATCCGGAACATGAAGGCCAAGAAAACAAGAACTATTGTGACAATCGGCGGAATGATGATCGGAATAGGCACAATTGTTTTCCTTGTTTCTATCGGGTATGGTCTTCAACAACTTGTGATCACTAGGGTTGCCAGGCTAGAGGAAATGAGACAGGCTGATATTACCCCGCAAGCCGGTGGTAAAGTAAAAATTGATGATAAAACACTATCTGACTTTAAAGATATTCAGGCCGTAGATATGTCCCTGCCTTTGATAGCAGTAGTTGGTCGGGTAAATTATCAAAATTCGGTGTCTGACATGGCTGTTTATGGCGTCACCACTGATTACCTTAAGCAATCAGCAATTAAGCCGATTCAGGGAAAGATTTTTGAAAGTAATGAATTAACTGCATCAGCTCCTGAAACAACCGGTCAGGTGGCCGGTGCATATATCGAGAGTAAATCCGGAGAGATTGGCGAAAAGATTCAGGATATTGAATATGCAATCGACCAGTCAAGCTGGATTAGAGTTCGGGAAGACGCATCTACTAGTGCTAAAGTCCTGGGCTATACGAAGCGTGTTGAAGGAAGTTCGACAGGTGAAGAAATCTGGGGAGGAAAATATGTTTCTGATACAGGAGCAGGTACAGCCGGAGAAACGGAATCTGGTTCAACAATTGGGAAATGGATAAAAGCACCTGTTTTGCTCTGGAAAGAACAATCCTGTGACTCTGAAAATGAAGGTGACTGTGAGGAAGGTAAATACATGGTTCTGAGAGATGATGATGGTAAACAAATACAAAAGGAGGGATATTTTGCTGAGATCAGTGTAGCTATCAAAGGAGCAGACTTCAGACGTGCCCAGGTTCTCGGTGAAACAACTGAAGAATCATCCGGTAGTGCCAAACTCACTTCAAATGCAAACGCCTCAGTTGATTGGGTGGAGATTGCGTCTGAATCAGGAGTTGTTCAAACTCCCGATGTAAAAACAGTTGAACTCTCCATTGATGCAAAAAGACAAGCTGTAGTCAATCGGGCAATGTTAAAAGTGCTGGGTATAAACGAAACTGAAGCTGTCGGCAAAAAGTTTACCGCCTCGTTTGTTGTGGTCGGTGAGTTGTTGTCGGATCCTAAAGAAAAGATAGAATCGGCGCCGACTGAATACACAATTGTTGGAGTTACACCAGAGGAAAAAACTCCAGTATTCTATGTTCCATTTGTCGACCTTCGATCCTTAGGTATTACCAATTATTCTCAGATAAAGGTTGTGGTTAAAGATCAGGAAGATCTTTCTAAGACCAGAAGGCAGATTGAGGCAATGGGTTACATAACTAGGTCAGTGGCAGATACCGTTGCTCAAATAAATTCCCTTTTTGCCACAGCGAGAACAATCCTTGCACTACTTGGTTTAGTTGCACTGGCAGTCGCGGCTTTGGGGATGTTTAATACCTTAACGGTATCTCTGCTCGAAAGAACGAGGGAGGTTGGTCTTATGAAAGCTATGGGTATGAAATCATCAGAGGTTCAGGAATTATTCCTTACGGAGTCCATGATCATGGGATTTTTCGGAGGGATTCTGGGAATTGTTGTCGGCTTCTTGGCTGGTAAATTGGTAGGACTTATATTGTCATTCTTTGCAATTTTCAAAGGTGTCGGTTTTGTTGATATATCTTATGTACCCTTCCCATTTGTCCTAGTTGTAGTTTTCCTCTCCTTACTGGTGGGTATAGCAACAGGAATATATCCTGCAAGAAGGGCAACTAAAATCTCTGCTCTCAACGCACTTCGCTACGAATAACGCACAGCTTCACTGGTTTTTGGTGTCTAAATAGACTACTCCTTGTGTGTAGTTATGCTAAAATTAAGGCACATGAGGAAAAATACCGCCATTGAGTTCTACGAGTTTAGTCCGATAGAAGGAATAAGTGACGAAGCTTTACTGAAGGCTGTAAGGAAAGCCCAATATAGCTTCTTTCGAAAGCAAAAGGGTTTTATTAGTTGTGAAATACTAAAGTCCGGCAAAAATTGGGTTAGTATCAGTTATTGGAATGATGTTGAGGAAGCTCGTAAAGCCTTGGATGAATTTCTGAATCACTCAAGTTGTCTCCCTTTCGTGCAAATGATCTCCCCTAGTAGCGAGAGACGGCTGTACATGCACCGGAAACTTTCCTCCAAGGTCAAACCTTAAATATCCTCGTCAATCTACATAAAGTTACAGAAACTTTATTGAGAACAATTTTTCCATTTACTAGACTGTAGCTATTAGGAAGTAAAGCCTAACGAAACAATCGGGGCTGTGACTTTTGAATATACGCCAATTACTGCGTGTGTTTAGAAGTTGCAGCCCTTTTTAGTTACTAAGAAAAAAATGAAAATACTTAACCAGAATATACATCCGGCAACACTTCTCCCTATCGGAGTGATTACAGAAACCACTCAAGGCTCCGCAGTTGATAGTTATCTCTCCGGCCGACCTGCTTATGACTCCGGACTTGTAGACATTGCTATCGGGAATCTGGGCGATCAAACATCTACCAAAGTGAAGATTGAAGAATCAGATGCTTCGGACTTCTCTTCAGGAGTAACTGCGGCTAAAGGCGGAGAGGAAATCACTGTTGAAGCAGACACTGGTTACAAGATGCAGATTGAACGGAAGAAAAGATATTTTCGGGCAGTTGTAACAATTATTGCCGGATCCACCCCGTCAGCTGAAGTATATGTCGGTGCATTACTCTGGGATGCACAAAGGCCGTTCCCAATTACTTAAAGGAAAACCTATGGAACAAGATCAAAACAAACAACCAAAAGAACAGACACAGGATCAAAAACCTGCAGATAAAACATCGGAATCCGGAGCTTCAGCTCAACCAAATGAAGCTCAGATGTGGGACAAGGTTGACTCGTTATTTACAGTCGCCCGCAACACATTCTTTCAGGGCAACTCCACCTTTGTGGAAGTGCTGGATAGCCTGATTGCTACCCTGCAGGACATGAAGGAAAACGAGGTGCGCCCTCTGGGAGGGTTAACTCAAAAAAACAAAATGAAGTTAGAAGACCAGGAGCAGCCGGAGAAAGAGGAAGAACCGGCTAATCCGAACTTATAAAACCTATGGCAAGCAATATTGACGAAAAACTAGATCGAGGCCGAGCAGTTTGGGAAATGACTCAAACCGAAGGTTGGCAAATCATCAAAGCCTTAATCGATCAGGAGTTAGAAATTGAAAGTAAAGATTTATTGGACTGCCCTATAGAGGAAGACCTTGAACACAAACAAATGATCAAGGCCTACCGAAAAGTCTTGAGCATGGTAGACAGCGTCATTAAAGAGCGAGACGAAACTGCTCAGGATTTGCGAAAGGAATAAATATATGGACGAAGAACAACTGAAACAAAAAGAACAAGAAGAATTACGAGCCCTTCTCGACACACCGGATGAGGAGGAATCTTCTGATGCCAACAAAGACACTAAGCCAACTGAAGATGCCGATAAAAGTAAAGACAAAAAACCTGAATCAGGTAAAGACGAGAAACCCAATGATGAAAAACCGGATGAAGAATCAAATAAAGACACTAAGGAAGAAGGCAAAGATAAAGAAAACAAAGATCGCTGGAATGGCAAAAGCCGTGAAGAAGTAATCAAAGAATATGAAACTCTCGAATCTCGTGTCGCAGCACTCGAAAACAAAAAGCCTGACAAAAAGGATCAACCAGAAGATTCCAAGGCTAAAGGTGAAGAAGAAAACTTAAATCTTCCTTCAGCAGACGAACTTCAGAAAATGACTCCCTCAGACTTTGCGAAGTGGGTTATCTCACGCATCGATGATGCGGTCAAAAAGACCATTGAAACGCAAGAAAAGATTCGTGAATCGGTCCGTAAAGAAATTGCAGAAGCCAAGAAAGAACATCCTCTGCAAGATCCTGACTACCGCAAGATGGTTCAAACCATTATGGACGCAGCCAGTGCCAAAGGCACAACTGTCTCTCTAAAAGAAGCATGTGTCCAAGTAGATGCTTTCCTCGGCAAGCATAAAGCTAAAGATGAAGCCGAGAATAACGATGGATCTGAGGAATTATCAGATGAAGAAAAGAGCCGGCTCAAAAAAGCCAAAGCTCAAGTTGAGAGTGGAGCGGGCGCTCCGACTCAGCCCGACGGCTCGGATGCCGAAACAAAACGCATCCAGAAAGCCCTCGCCGGAAGCGGGTCAAAAAGCCCCTTAGGAGGGTTAGGAATCTAACTCCCTACGTTATTAAAAGAAGGGAGGTGAAAAAAATATATGCCAGCATCAGCAACAGGAATCAGAGGTTCAGGTAATTTAGGGGCAACCCGAAAGTATGACGTCGCAGACGTTGTATCGCTATTGGATGTCAACCGATATCCATTGATGGCGATATTAACAAACGCTGGTAAAGATCCAGCAACCGGCGAGGGCGAAGCACTTAAAAAGAAAGAGTCTACTGACCCAGAATTTAAATGGTTTGAAGATGAGTTTGGAAAGAGACAGCTTACCGGCTCAAGCACTGTCGATCCCGATGGCGGTAACTTAACTGTCACAGGGCAATCGCAGTATCTTCAAGTCGGCGACATCATTTTGGTGTCCTCACAGAAATGGGTCTTTCAGGTAACCGCTATCGTAGACGCAAACACAGTAACAGTTGGTCCCGAACTCGGTGGAGCAACAGGTTCGGCTGCATCAGCAGTCGGAGACGTCTGGCTCATTGGTAATGCCAATGAAGAAGGTGCCGGTTTGCGAGATATCAAATCGACCACCATTGCCGAAGTGTCCAACTACTGTCAGATTTTCAGAACTCCGGTCGGTATCACTGAAACTGCCCGAAATACTCAAGGATGGGTGAAAGAAAATGACTTTGACTACCAGAGGCGCAAAAAAGGTATTGAACATTATGTCGATATCGAGCGCACATTTATCTTTGGTAAAAAAGGCATTCTTACTTCCGGAACTCACCCCAAGAGGTTTACAAGCGGAATCTTGGGAAGGATTGCTACCTACGCCACTGCCAACGTTGACACTGAGTCTGAGTTTGACTCATGGCTCGAAAGTCTCTTTGCGCACGGCAACACTGAAAAGTATCTCTTCGCTTCAGCTTCGGTCGTTTCGATGATCAATGGCTGGGCAAAAGGGAAACTCCAGGTAGTCAACCCGACCAAAGCCTATGGACTCAGAATCGTTACTTACGATTCTCCACACGGCACACTGCACATCATCAAGCATCCGCTCTTAATCGGAACAACCTACGGAAATTATGCCGTCGGGTTGGACATGGAAGCTTTGACATACCGCTATCTGACAAATCGTGACACCAAGCTTATGACTAATCGTCAAAACCCTGGTGAAGATAGTCAGGTCGATGAGTACCTAACCGAATGTGGACTGCAAATGGAGCAAGAGCAACGTCACGCCATTATGAGTATCGGCGCACTCTAAACCTAAGCATTACTGAAACCTATGACTAAAAACGCAGCACAACGAAAGTTACTACACATTTTCTTACTCAGTGTAGTCGCCTAGGAAGGGGTGAGCGTTATCACCCCTTCAACCCAAGTCTCGGGGTTGTTAATCAGACAAAAAAGAAAGTGAGGTGAAAAATATGACTGAAGAAAGAAACACAAAATCGATAGAAGAAATGTCAATGGCAGAACTCTGGAGCGTTGCAAAACTGCTCGGTGTCTCCAAAGACGGCAAGCGAGATGAACTCATTGCGCGCATTAAACAGGCTCAGGAGCAGCAAGGAGACACTCCTCCAGCACCAACACCTCAGCAACCAAAAGCTGCTAAGGCTCAAGCTCCAAAAGAAACTGTATATATCTCTCGCTACTACGAACTCAAGTTAGTGATGTCACCTTCCTACTTAAAAGAGGTTGGTGGCAAAGT